CTATTTTCGTACAAAACGTCTTGCAAAGAAGGCTTGGCGCAAAATTGAAAGCAGCATATGCTGAATAAAGAACTACCATTTCTGTTCAAAGTAGCTGACTTATCGGCTGAACGATCCCATGCAAAACGTGGGAAAGTCGGTGCTGTTGTAGTTGACACTTTTGGTCGCATCATTGCAACAGGCTATAATGGCACCCACCAAGGTGCTGATAACAACTGTGAATATGAATTCATTGGTGAAGATGGTGAATCATCTATGATCACACTCGACACGGTTATTCATGCTGAAGAGAATGCCATGCTGCAAGCTGCAAAACGTGGCCTGCCGCTCAATGGAGCTATCATGGTGACTACCCTATCACCATGTGCCAAATGCTGCTCTCGGATGATCCAAGCAGGTATTCGGATGGTTATCTACCGTGACGAATACAGGTTGCATTCTGAAGTGCAAAATGAAATGGGGAAATACATGGTGATGCAAAAGTATGAAAATTAAAAAGATGTCTGTTGCGGAACTGCAGGCCGAAATTGCCATTCTTAATGGGCAAATTAAGAACATTCAAGATTCGTGTGATCATATTCATTTTGTATCTATACCAGGATGCAACACTGGTAACTACTCACCCTCGGATGATTGTTACTGGACAGACTATATGTGTCACACTTGTTTATTGAAATGGAGAAAGTATCATGATTAAAATGATTTTGTTTATTGGGATTGTTGTAGCAAGTTTTTATTTTTTGTTCACTTATTTGAACAACAACCATAAAAGTGTGCTACAATTCATTGGTCAGCGGTTGATTAAGATCATTCTTACAATCGTTGCAGCGGTTCTTTTTGTTAGTGGTTTTGTAATTCTTTTTTAAAGGAAAATTTATATGATGAAGAAAATTTTTGTGAGTATGGTTTTGGCTGCATCTGCTTTGATGGTTGGATGTACCCGTATTGAAACTGGATCGGTGGGCGTTAGGATGGATGCATCCAAACAGATTCAGGGTACTGAATTGCAGCCAGGTTCTTGGAACCAGACTTTGGTTGGATCGGTGATTACATTTCCTACCAAGGATTTGACAATCAAGATCGAAAACAAAACGCCAATGACTGCAGACAATTCTGCTCTGAGAGAGTTGGATATGACAGTTGTTTACAGCATCAATCCAAGTTCGGTTGCGGAACTTTACTCTACCAAGAGCAAATCTTTCCATGCTCGTGATGAAGATGGTGACACTGTTTTGATGTATGAGTACATCACCACATTGGTGAATAATGCATCATACAAAGTGGTTCGCAACTACAAGTCTCTGGAAGTTGGTGACAATCGCCAAAAAATGGAAGCTGAAATCTTGGCAGAAGTTAATGATCAATTGACCAAAGAAAAGCTGAACACTGCTTTGACACTGACTGTTGTACAAATTCGCAACGTTGCTCCTAATGATTCGATTCTGCAATCGGCAACTGAGTTTGTCCGTAGCCAAAACGAACTGAAGATCAAAGAAAATGAAGTGAAGTTGGCAAAGCTAGAGTCTGAACGTATGGCTGCGCTGGCATCCAACTCTGGACAGAGCATTGCCTACATGAATGCTCAAGCAAACCTTAAGGTGGCTGAAGCTGTTTCAAACGGAAAAGTTCAGACAATTCTGATTCCACATGGCATGTCAGTAATGAATATTGGAAAGTAATTGAAAATATTTTCAAGAAAAAGGCCCTACGAGGCCTTTTTCTATTGTATAATTCATTCATCGAAATTTGAAAGGTGTTTATGTTAGTTGAACTTACAGAAAAAGAAATCATATTCATCCGATCTGCAGCACGCGAATACCGCACTGCTGTGCCAAAAATTGTTAAAGAAAGCCCAGGCCGACTAGAACGATGGATTGAAGAGCGTGAACTTTATGACGATTCACGCTCAAGTGTGGATCGAAAAATGACCGATATTCTGGCAAACATGGTGAATTAAAATGTTTACAAAGCTAATTAAAAACGAAAGTTACTCGTGTGGTGAACTTTACAACTGCTGCAGTTGTGGCGGTGGTGACGATGGTAGCTGCGGATGTAGATATTGCTACGATTGTCACGCATGTGAAGCATGCCGAGGTGATGACGAATCTGTTGAGTGTGAATTAATTTCAAAGTAATTTAAAAACTTCTGAAAATTGTTGTATAATTCATCCATCGAAATTCAAAAGAGGTAAACAGAATGATCTTCCAAAAGCCAACTGAAAACATGCATACCGAAGTTTGGGTGAAAATCGACAACGAAGATACTTTTATTGGCTCGGTGGATCAGATGTATGACTGCTATTCATCTGAAATTCGTCGGCTGGAAAAAATCGCAAATGGCCTGTTGGTTAATGCTCGACTCCATGCTGAACGCAAAGCTGCGCAGATTGTCAAGTTGAACCTTGCAGACGCACAACTGATTAAGAAAACCAAAGATATTATTTTTCCTTGGGCTGGTGGTTCTTGGCCCGAAGAATTGGAAGTAACTAGCCATATCACCGGTACTGTGGTAAAATACAAGAAAGCACCATACGAGCATCCTAAGTTTGATGCTGATGGATGGGATGGTATGGGTATGCTGTATGTGCCTGAAAACCAAGCAGATACTACTTGGACAGTTAAACTCTGGATTGTTTAATATGAAGGGAAAATTAATGCGTGAATTTAAAACACTCTATGAAGTGACTGGCGATATCAAAGACATCAACACATTGTTGGTTTCTCGCACAGAAATGAAAGAGATTAAGAAAGATGGTGAACGACTCGACTTTTTGGGTCAAAACTTCTTTCATCGTGAAAACGTGGATTGGGTCACTGGCAACTTGATCAAAGACACGAATATGTGGGTATTCTTTGCACCATCTAATGTGCAAGGTGATATTCGTGTTGTGCTAGATGCTGCAAAAGAAAAGCAGCGCATCCCTTATGAGAGCTAAGATGTGTTTTTGTGCATACTGATAATTACGGTGTTGATATAATCAGTCGTGATCTAGAACGACATTTTGGAATTAAACTAAATGCAGACAATTCGTGAACAAGCAATTCATTACGCGCAAGAGTCTGGCTTTAAAGCCAGTTTAGGTAAAACAGATCGAAATGGAAAATACACTCCACATGTGAATGCGCTTTTTAAATCTGTGCCAGTGGAGTGGATTGAGACTTTGATTGAAAAAGTTCAACAAGATATGTTGACTAACAAACAAAATAGTGTATAATTGCTAACTTAACTATGAAGGATTTTAAAAACCTATGAAACTCGTAACCAAACACTTTGATGAAAACCAAACTACAGATATCGCTATCCCCATGCAGCGTATCGTCGTGGTTGACTGCTCTGGTTCCATGTATGGCGAACTGCCAAAGCTGCGCACTCAACTGAAAAACAAGCTGCCCACTATGGTAGCACCTGACGATACTCTGACCCTGATTTGGTTCTCTTCGCGTGGCGAGTGCGGCACCATTTTTGAAAATCTGAACATCACAAATGCAAAAGACTTGCAAGCGGTAAACACTGCTATTGATCGTTTCTTGGTTGCACGTGGCGCAACAGGCTTTAAAGACCCACTGGAAAAGGTTGTTGAATTGGCTATCGCTAGTTCTGATCGACCAGTTTCTTTGAACTTCATGACTGATGGTGGTGAAAATCAATCTTCGCGTTCTGAAATCATCAAGGTCTGCACCAAAGTTGCTGACACTGTTGCATCCTCTGTAGTGGTTTCTTATGGCTACTACGCTGATGACGCATTCCTAACCCAGATGGCAGAAGAAATGGGTGGTGAAATGATCGGCGCGGGTGACTTCCAATCGTATACCGATGTATTGACTCGTTCGCTGAATACTCGTGCTTCGGGTAAGCGCAAAATCGTTGAAGGCCTGCCTTTGGACACAATGATTGTGGGTCACATGGATGAAAGCTACGTGACTGCTAAAGCTGATGCATCCGGTAAAGTTGCTATGCCTTCCAACTGCATTGCATACTCATATTTCACCGGTTCTGGTGACATTGCAGAAGTCGAAGACGAATTTGCTGCTGTGCAGGTTGTTGGTGCCTTGGTGCAACGTGGTGAGTCTGATAAGGCTTTGGAATTGTCTGGATTGATCGGTGATGAAACTCTGTTCAATACCGTGCAGAATGCGTTCTCTAAGCAAGATTTTAACCGTGTGGTGGCCTTGGTTGGTGCTTACCATCCATTCGTTGACAAACCCCGCAATCTGAAGTTGAAGCAAGACCCTAACGCATACAACGTGTTGACATTGCTGATGGATTTGGCAGACACCGAAGGTAACTTCCTGCATATTTCGCATCCAGAATTCAGCTACAGCGCAATCGGCGGTAAGCGTGAAACTGTTGCTGATGAAGGCGGCTTCAAGCCTGTTTTCTCTTCCAAAGAAGGTGAAGTGAAGGCTGCTATCAGCACATTGAAGTTTGACGAAGATCGGCCTAACGTGTCTATTCTGACTCGCCGCGAAGGTAGCGTTTCTTTGCCTAAAAATGAGTTGGGTTTTGGTGAATCGGTGGATAGTTTCATTTGGCGTAACTATGCTATCATTCGTGATGGTATCGTGAATGTGAAGAAACTGCCTGTTGTGCTGACCAAGGCAACTTATGACTTGCTGAAGCAAAACGGTATTCCTTTGGAGCCTTTCAAGGTCAACACCACATACGTGATTGACGTGTCTGGTATGCCTGTTATTAACCGCTCCATGGCTGCGCCTGTAACTGCTAAGGATATGTTCACATGGCAGTTTGATCTGTACAAACTGCGCGTCTCGCAAAAGATTTTGAATTCTCGTATTGAAAAGCCTGAATTCTCTGAAGACTTTGCTAAGAAGTATGGTGAAGACGGTGCTGCTTTCTTGAAGCAATATGGTGTAACACCTGGTGGTTTCTCTCCCAAGACAACCAAGGGCGAAAGTGTTGATGCATACGTTGCAAAGGCACTGGAGATTAGTTTGTCTGGTTTGAACAGCATTCCTAAAATCTCTGATGTGGAAGCTGATATCGCTGCTGGCAAGAATTTGACACCCGCTAAACAAGTGGTTGCAAAGGCTTTGAAGGATTTGGAACCTATCACTGATAACGAAGCTGCTCTCAAGATGCTGAAGGTCAATATCGCTATTCTGCGTGACAAGATCATCAAAGCAAAGTTTGGTGTGATTTTGGGTCGCAGAATCTTTACTGATATGACAAGTTGGGATGATAATACTAAGACAATGGATTTTGGTCTTTCCAAGCCAATCAAAGCATCTGCTGAATTGGTTGATAAGGAAGTCTAAGCAGTGTGGCGACTATGGGCGAAAGCCCTAGGTGAAAAAGCTGGCAACAATGACTGCGAAGCAAATAAAATTGCGATTATTCGAACGGTCATTGTTGTTAGTGGTATAATCACCAATGTCGTAATCGTTGCAGGTGTAATTCGACATTGGTAAAATTAACTTAAAGATAGGAAATCAACATGATCACATTGTTCAATTGCGAAGGTGAAGGCGTTAACGTGGTGCTTGAAGCCAGCGATGAAATTAAGCAACTCCAAGAGCGCAATCGCGAACGTGTTGAGTTAGTTAAGAAGACTATGGGCACCAAGTATCTGTTGCATCCTGAAAACCGCCGCCCACGTTTGACTACGCCGCGATAACCTATGACTGATTGTGATAATTTAAAATTTATCGGATGGGTTGTTCTTGACGTTAATGGTTTGGTGTTTCATATGATACCCAAATCAAAAGACTTCTATGGGCAAATTATCGAAAATGATGCTCCTTCAAAGGAATACATTTCATTTTTGGAGCGTGATTGGGCAGGTCTTGTCCCGTTTACTGTAAAAGAACTTTACTGCTGAAATGTTTGCTCCTTCTCATTTGATTGAAAAGTTAGAACAGTTCCCCCAAGATTCAGCAATATGTTGACATGTCTTGGGGAACTGTTAGACTAAAAGAATATCTCGAACACCTAATGGGTGACACTCGGGAAGGAACTCGACAAGGGTTTCCTCTTGAAGTGTCATCTGCTCTCATTAACCTCGCTCTCGAAAATCAAGCATACTTAGAATCAAAAGGTCTTAGCTTTGAAGAAGACCCTGTTACGCAATTTACTGTAACAGGGTGGCAATTACCTAAAAATTTCTGAATGACTGATGAAGTACGTATTGTAAAAGTACACGAAACACACACCACATTATATGCGCTAGAACCTGGGGAAACCCTACCAGACGCGCTTTCGGTCTTCAATCGAACAGACCACACCAGAATCCCATTTCAAAGCGTTAGAACCGCTTCTAACGTGATTGAGCTAGACTCACTTCCATTCGATTCTCCCTTGCTGCATCAGGATTATTCTGATATGGCTACCTATAACTTTAACTAAGGAAATTTTATGTCAAATACATTACAAGACACATTCAACTGGTTCGCAGAAGCCATTTCACAATCTAAAATTACAAAGAAAGCTCAATCAGTTCAGATTGGTGTGCATATTGAAGAATTTGTTGAAATGCTGGAAACAATTCGCGTTCAAGGTGTTGATACCCAAATCGCACAGGCAATTGATTTGCTGACTATTGTTGCAGACCACCTCAAGAAAAACTCCACCAGTTTCGTAATCATGGATCGCAAGGAATTCCTTGATGCCATGGTTGACCAGATCGTTACAGCAACCGGTACAGGTTATCTGCAAGGTATGGATATCGTTGGTGGTCTTAATGAAATCAACGGATCAAATTATAGCAAGTTTGCGGATGGTAAAGCTATTTTCGATGCTAACGGAAAGATCGCAAAGAACCCAGAAACCTACTACAAGGCTAATCTGACTCCATTTGTCGGTATTGATGTGACGGAAATCGAAAATCCCCCACTGTAATCTCTGCTGTTGACAGAACAAAAGTCAATAGTAAACTAGAATTTGTGGGAAATAAATCACCCATAAATACATAAGTCTGGTATGTATTGTACCAGCATTTTTAATCTTTCACAATATTACATTAAAGGAAAATATTACATGTCTAAATTCGGAATGAACTTCTCTACTCTGCTTTCTCAAATTGATACCGTCAATACGAAAAAGGATTATAGCGAAGACCAGAAAAATTACTGGAAATTGACCAAAGACAAGGAAGGCAATGGCTCTGCTATTATCCGTTTCTTGCCATCCAAGAACCTAGAAGACTTCCCATTTGTGCGTATGTACAGCCACGCTTTCAAAGACCCTTCGACACAGAAATGGTACATTGAAAACTCACTCTCTACTATTGGTCAAGTAGACTATATTGCAGAGTGCAATCGTGAACTGTGGAACACTGGCATCGATGAGAATAAGAAAATTACTCAGCGTCAAAAGCGCAAACTGCAGTACATTTCTAGCATTCTGGTTGTTAAAGACCCTGCGAACCCTGAAAACAACGGTAAAGTGTTTCTGTTCAAGTATGGCAAAACCATTTTTGATAAGATCGTTGCTGCTGCAAAGCCAGAGCCAGTAGAAAACGAAGATGGTGAAATGGAAACTGCTGATGCTGTCAATGCTTTCGACCCAATCGAAGGTGCTGCATTCTCTCTGAAGCAAACAATTGTTGAAAAGTTCCCCAACTTTGACAGTTCTACGTTTTTGAAGAAAAAGCCTCTGTTTGATGGTGACGAAGACAAGATTGAAGAATTGTTTGCAAACCTGTTTGATATCAATTTGGAAATCGCAGAAGACAAATTCAAGTCTTATGATGACTTGAAGCAACGTTACTTAGTTGTGACTGGCGAAGTCGCTGAAACACCAAAGGGTAAAGGTAAGCCAAAAGCTGCTGCACCTAAAGATGATGATGTTGACGATACTTTGGATGAAATGGAAAAACTTGCAAAAGAAACCCCACAACCAAAGCCAGCAAAGGCAAAGGCTGAAAAAGCCCCACGTGCTGAAACACCAATTCCAACCATGGATGATGCAGGCGACGATGATGCATTTTTCCAAAGTTTGATTGACTAATTCACTGCATATTAAATAGTAATAACTTTTACTATGTAAGCCCTAAGATGTAAAAGTCTTAGGGCTTTTTTAATATGGCAACTCAAAATCAAAATATCTATTACAACGGCAACAAAAACTTGAAGAACCATGGGGTAGTTATGAACTACACCCAAGATCAACTCAACGAGTGGGCTAAATGCGCGGCTGACCCAATCTACTTTATCAAGACATATGTGAAAATTGTTCACGTGGATCGTGGTATAATCCCCTTTGAACTTTACCCATTCCAAGAACGGATCATTAACGCATATGTAAACAATCGAAAAGTAATCTGTAAGATTGGTCGCCAACAAGGTAAGACACAAACTACTGCGGCTTTCTTTTTGTGGTTCATTATTTTCCATGACGTTAAACTTGTTGGTATCATGGCTAACAAGGCTGCAGTTGCGCGTGAAATTTTAAGTCGTATTCAATTCTCTTACGAAGGTCTTCCTTTCTGGATGCAGCCTGGCGTAAAAGAGTGGAACAAAGGTTCCATCGAATTGTCCAATGGTAGCGGTATCATCACTGCCGCAACATCCCCAAACGCGATTCGTGGATTCTCTGTTTCTGCTTTGTATATCGATGAAACAGCGTTCATTCCGCCTAACATTGCAGAAGAGTTTTTCACATCTGTTTTCCCTACAATTTCTTCAGGTAAAGATACTCGAATCTATTTGTCATCAACCCCAAAGGGTTTAAACCACTACCACAAAATGTGGGTAGAGGCAGAGCAAGGTACCAACGGTTTCTTTCCTGTTGCGGCAGAGTGGCACGAGAACCCTTCACGCGACGAAAAATGGCGTCTGGATCAGCTACAGACCCTTGGTGAACTGAAGTATAACCAGGAAGTGCTTTGCCAATTTATGGGAAGTTCTAAGACCCTGTTAAACGGTGCTACGCTGATGGCGTTGACAACAGTTCCACCGATCTTTATAAAAGACAAATTAGAGTATTTCAAGCAACCTGTCAAGGGTAGAAATTATGTCATCACAGTTGATACATCACGTGGTCGCCACTTAGATTTCTCTGCACTGACTGTAATTGATATCACAAGTTTGCCATATGAAGTTGTTGCAACTTATAAAGATAACGAAATTTCGCCAGAAAGCTATCCACATTTGATTTACACAATTGCAAAGAGCTATAATGATGCATATGTTTTAATTGAAGTAAACGACCTTGGTGAAATGATCAGTTCAAACCTGTTCTACGAATTTGAGTATGAAAATGTTTACTTTACATTCAAAGATGTTTTGAACGAAGGAAGAGGATACCCTGGTATTCGAACCACCAAGAAAGTGAAGGCAATCGGCTGCGCTACTTTGAAGAGTTTGATGGAGCAGGATCAGTTGATAATCAACTCCCACAAGATATTGACTGAGTTTGGAGTGTTTTCGCAGAAAGGTGCTTCCTATGCTGCGGATGACGAAGAAATCAATGATGACTTGATGACTTGTTTGTGGTTGTTTGCTTGGTTGACAAAACAGCCTTTGTTTGCTGAGTTGACAGACACCAATATTCGTTCTATTCTGGCTAAGAAGACAGAGCAGTACATTGATGAAAATATGTTGCCGTTTGGCTTTATTGATGATGGCAGAGATGCCGTTGGTGATATCGACGTTATGCAACGTGTTGGTGGCGGTGCTGACTGGATGCAAAAATGGCTAATGTCAGACTTGCAACCACGTGACTAATCTGTGCTATAATCTAAACATCGAAATTTAAAAGGTGTTTCAATATGAAAATTTTAGTTACGATTCACTTTGAAAGTGGAATCAAAATTTCAAAAAAAATACGACGAAGATGATTTTCTTTTGGCAACAACTGAATATCTTCGCTTGATGCAAAATCTGAAGCCAGGACAAAAAGTATCCATGACTTCAGAAAGCCCTAAAACAAATTACTGATTTTGGTATGCATGTTGCTTAGGGGCTAAAGAACCGTCTTTAAGCCCCTTCTTCATTTTTTCTCTATGCGCGTCGTCGGCATCAGGATCAGCATATCTTTGTGACATAACAGCATCAATTGCTGCACTACTTTCTCCACGTGCTGTGTGTCCACGTTTGACTTTTGCAAGATACTCATCATGTGACATAGAAAGAGTTTTCTTCCATATATCGCGTAATTTATCGTTACTCGCAATAGTCTCTGCACTTGGGTTGCGATCCAAACCCGCCCATGCCTCTTTAATTTGATCTAATTTAGCAAAAACTTCTTCTTTAGTATCCATATCTAGCTTTCCTTAGTTGCGCTGCTGATTCATCAATTTGTTTATTTACAACATTTTTCATTTCTTGCGTCATCACATTTGTGAGAATCGCACTCATACATTCATCTTCCACAAGGCTTGCAATAGAGTTAGCAACAAACTCTTCTGCTAACCGTAGCTGTGCTGCAGCAAACGCACCGACATCATTAGCAATTTGTTCAGCCAGTACAGCGACTAACCCAACTGCAGTCAAAACTGTTTCGATAATTCTGCCAGCCACATTTGCTTTGAATTCTTCGACTTTTTGAATAAACTCATTAATTTTTTGAATATATTCATCTGCCTTAGTGAGCGCACCAAAAGCAGCGAGAACACTTGAGCAACTTAGTTCGCCATTTACATTACGCGCAGCACCAACAGTTTTTGCAATAGTTGCAAGTGTTGTATTGCCTGTTAGATCGACGCCAGAAATTCTATCGGTGTGACCTAAAAACTCGTTGACTTTATTGTAAGCAGTTACTAAAGACTCTTGAGCAGCAACAATCTGTGGTGCAGGTGGAACGGGTAGACCTGTAATTAAACTCTGACCAGTAGCCAATACCTGTAGCTCTGAAACACTCGGTATTTGAAAGCTACCAAACGTGCCGGTGACTGCAGATCGAATAGGGTTATACAACCCACCATTTCGCATTGCTTCTAAAACTAAATTACTCATCCTATTTCTGTCCTCAAAGCGCCTGTAGCGACTAAACTACCACATGCTATAGCATCACCTACACGACCTATTGGAAGACCGCCCAGAAAGGTTTTGGGTGATCCTGTAGCCAGTATTGATGCGTGACTTGATTTACCATCACTATGCTCTGCCCAAGCGTCTCCTACGACCTGTACACCTACACCTTCAATGAAGGTATTAAGTGACGCAGAAACAGCCTGTCTAGGTGGAAACCCACCGTGACCTGTGCATATCGATGTAAGTAATGCTACTGCACTCATTACCAGTTATTCTTACCAAAAGCCATGTTATGACGAGCTTTACGATACTTCTTAGCAATATCATTTGAAAACCCATAATCAATAATAACTGGATGACGATGACCAGTTACTGGATGTACATATATACCCATATTACGTGGAGCAAGATCGCCTGGGTGCATACCAGAATCATGCATCATACTGATCATATTACTGACATATGGATGCTCAACAATTTTGTCATGATCTTTTGGTTCATAAGAATGTTGACCATGTGCCGACCTATGCTCATGCTCCATAGAATCTATAATTTGATGATGCGTCAGACCCTTCGGAAAATCTTCATTCTTCGTGTGGTTTGCCAAATCTTTTGCATTGTATTTTTCAACACGACCCATTTCAAGATGATGGCCTTCAGAATGTGACTCAAAAACTGGAGCCAAAACTCCATGGTGATTGGTCTTGTAATGCCCTTCATGATCCCACCCTAAAACACCATAAGAGCGATTGATATGGTGATCAGATTCAAGACTGTTTTGGTCTTGACCTAACAGAGTATCTTCGCCATGGTGTTTGTCGAGTTGACCTTCAAAAGCAATTTTAATTGCAGTTGGGGTTTTGGTCTTGGTACCATCGACTGTAATTTCTTTATGATCCTTGGGGAAATATACAGCACGTGAAGACCCTTTTTTAGGCTTTCCATCTTCAATACCACTATCAATACCTTGCTTACCAAGATCACTTATTTTCTTTGACACTGCCTTAAAAATATGATGCGTAGGAAGACTTTCAGAATCAAGAATCGTCTTAATATCTGGGTGAAGTTCTTCGGTAATAACTTGGTACATTGCCAAGTATGCTTCGGTTACTGTTTTAATTTGTGTCATTTTAATCCTAGAAATTTAGAAACTGTTAATAGATTTGTTTTGAACCAACCACCGATAGTGGTTGAGTCATTCATTGTTGATATAGGAGCAGACCAAACTGCATCACGAATTTCATTTGCTGTTGCTCCACCGCCACCAGTTGTAACAACTAGACCCGCTGAGTTGCCAACCACAATAGAAACTTGATTTAGATTTTTTACGTCTGCGATATTATGGTTTGCACCAACGCAAGAAACAACATACTGACCATCTTCAAACGTAATTGTGTATCCGTTAATAATTTCAACAGATCGTGCATACGTCACACCCGATAACGTAATTTCTGTATTATGTCGGTGAGTATCTGGGTAAACTATACCCGCACCCGACTCTTCAATCTCTTTTAACGCCAAACGTAAAGCATTAACATCCAACTCAAACAGAATTGGAGTTTTTTGAGTCATAAACGTTTTTGGAATCGATATGACTTTGGTGTTGAAATTAATTGTAATTGACATAATGTATTAAGCTGATGGGCCAGAGCCAGCTAATTTAGCTCTCATAAAATTCAATTGAGTTTCGAGTGCCTGTATTTTTGCTGTAAATGTGTGTACAGTATTTTGAAGAGAATCGATTTTAGCGTTTTGCGCATAAATTCTTTGATTCATCTCTTCAAGTTTCTGTGCCATTGTTTCTGTATTTCTTCTATTTAATTCACCTTGTAAAGTATCCATATTATTCGTCACTCACTAAAAATGATGTTATTTCCAATCCTGCAGAGGTGATAGTACCTGATAATGGAGAGTTTCTATATCTTGGCGAATCTGTCATTTTACGCACCCGACCAATTACGGGTTGTGATGCGCCAGACAACTCAATTGATGTCGAAACAACTCCAGATGCGTTTGTAAGGTTATTTAAAATAACCGTACCTTCTGGTAAAAACCCACCCGCACCCGCAACTAAGTAAACCCTAGCGTCTTGAATAGGCGCAGAGGTTGCAGCATCTTTAGCGTCAATCACAATATTCACTGTTTCGAGTGGGTAATAGTTGGCTTGTGCAGCAGCGGTTGTTGTGGTAATCAAATACAAAGAAGTGATTGCAGTTGTGTTTGTCACAGTTGTGGTGATTTTCAAACGCAACTTAACCCCAAGTGCTGGATTAATTGCACCTAGCGCGTTTAAAGCTGTGGCTAAAGTTGTAGCTGTATAGTTTGCAGTTGTCATTGTACTCCAACCAACACCATTGTTCAAGTCAACGGAAAAGTTGTAGTTATAGTTTGTTGCCGTACCACCCGCCATAATTGCAGCACTGTTAGTAAACTGAGTATGTCCTAATGTGTAATATGGCATTTCAAACGTTGCAGTTTGACCAATTACAGGCATATACAATCCACCAGCCGCAGTAAACGCAGCACCACCAGTTAGTGACACTTGTGCTGCAGTCAAAACCGTAGGCTCATTCATTAAAATAGCAATACGACCAACTGTTGCAGAGATAAAATGATCAAACCAATGAGTACCATATACCGCAGTCTGTGCAGCATATGTTGGGGTTGCACCAACACCTCTACAAAGCACGTTCAACATGTTATTAACTGGTACGTCTGCATAATCACCCATACAGTTATCAACGGTAATTCGTGTAGATGAGTTATCACCAGAGTATAAGTTAGTTCGCGTCAGTGATGTAAAGATACGTTGTAATTTAATATCTTGAGCAGCCGCACCAGTTGCAATTGCGCACACAGTACCTGTTGAGTTAGTTGCACCAAGTGACAACTGTGCAGATGGTGATGTCCCAATTCTACGCAATTTCAAGTTTGCGCAACCTGCAGCGTTAATTGTAAGTATTGCAGTGTATGGGTGAACGTTAGTCAAACCACCAAAAGTCAAACCATCAAATACACAATTAATTGTGTTTGCGGAACACAACCAAATAGACATAGGATTGGTTGTACCTGTAGTAGTAATTGCGTCGTAATATACTGTATTGTAATAATTAACATTGGTGCATGTTGTTAAAAGAACCTGGCCCAAGCCAATTGTTTGATTATTAAAGTTGCAGTTCTGTGCGCGTGTGAGTGTTGCTGATCCTGTTGTAGCGTTGGCACGAATAACAAGTGCAAAGACTTTGCACTTGTTAAAGGTAAACCCAGCAATATCAGTTCCAGAAAATATGTAACGACCCGCTGTAGCAAGTGAAGCTGAAGTAAAAACACTACCTTCAAAATTACCACCAGCAAAACACAGACTTATTGACAACCCGAATTGGGCGTTTGCTGCTTCTTGACCAACACCAACACGGCATACAGTCATAGGCTGTGCAATTTCGGACATAATCAACTGAGTGCAAATACCACTGTGTTTCATCACCACAGAATATGCCTGCGCAAAGGAAGGGTACCACGCGAGAGAAGCCTTTTGAATATCAACCACGCCACCACCAGTTGTAGTAAAGTCATAGCGTGTTGCTAATGTCGCATTTGGTAATACGTTTGTTGCACGTGCAGCAGTTGTGTTATTTGCAGTAATAATGTTTGGTAAACGAATTCTACGACCAGCAGGTGGAACATAACCAACAGCGTTTGTGCCATCAGAACCAAAACGTAAAACACCAGCAGTTGTGGCCCAGAATACTTTACCACGAACAGCATCAGTTGGTGTAGATGCGGCAGCAACGAGTGATCCTGCACATGTATACACTTCAGGAACCACAGCAGAACCGCCAGAAACCCATGCACCTGGGTCTGCTAATGTAATTGTGTAGGATGTGTTAGTCACAGCAGTAATAATCGCGTCTACAACGTTATAGCCAGCAGGTGAAGCGCCAGTTACTGTTACTTCATCCCCAACCACAAAACTATGAGACGCGACTTGATAAGTAACGCTACCAGCAGAACGAGTAGCGCCCGTGATTGTTGCAGCATCGGAATCTACATAAACGGCTGGATAATACTGCACAGAGCCATTTGTGGGTAGTTGGTATGTTGTCGCGTTTGAACCAGATGTTGTACCAACCGCATACCATGCACCCTTGAATTGAACTGTACCCAATCTGTTTGCGGTAATTGTGGATGATTCATCACCATTAACTTCAATAAACCCACGAACAGGTGCGCCTGATATCGTGAATGTGTATCCAGCTTGAGTGAATGTGCCTGACGATGGAGGTTGCGCAGATGCGTTTGTGACTTTAATAAACCCAGTGGCAACACCTGTTAACACAGGCGCAGTATTCACTGCTGACCATATACCAATAGTGTTGCATGTAACACCTGATAATGTGATAGCTGTACCGGCAGTCATAGTGCCAGAGCCACCGGTAAATGGAATTAACCACACCTTTGTGGCATCAATAATTAAGTTGCCTCCAGTTGTTGGAGAAACTGTAATTGATCCTAGTGTAAATGTTGTTGCGCCAGATAACCCATATCGAATATCTTGATCGATAGTTAATGTCTGACCGTTCAACGCAAACGTATCACCACCAGTTCTAGCCGTTGTCACCCCGAATATCGAAGCGTTTCCGATATCACGAAGTGTCCCAGAACCTGTCATTGTGTAACTTGTCATTATTCTTCCTAATAAAAAAGCCACCAAAGCCTTAGCTAAGGTGGCTCAAGACTTATATCTTGTATTTAATTAGCCAACTTTGATTAAAAAAGTTTCTTCAATAAGTTTAGCAGCAGTGATAGTTTTGTCAACAGGAAACATTTCCCATTTACGCAAGAACTCTTCAATGTAGTACAATTGATTTGACTCAATAAAATACTTTACTGAGTGAGCATACATTTCAGGTTCCAGGGATGTAATTTTTCCCCAGTCAATCAAAATCCAGTCAGATGGTGCAATTACCAAAAATTCACTACTCATTTATTTGCGCCCCTTACGAATAACAATACCAGCTACACTATTAATTTCTTGAAAAATACTATCTGGAAAATCACAAGATACCGTGATAATACATGTTGATTTTCCTCGGTGAGAAAAAATATTGAAGGAAGTAATATTTTCAAGTTTTACTCCCTTCCAATACAGGGTGTTCAACCCTGTAACCAATAAATCAGTTTGAACTGTTTCTAGCATTTATTTCCTTTATTATGCGTCAGAAGTACGAATTGCAGATGCTGAACCACCGGAGCTACCAAGAGTAGCAGGCGATTCAAACGTTTTGATTGGGCTCGCAGCACCGTCGCGAACCCGCACAAACAGGTTACGGTTTGAGTGATAAACCGATGTATAGATAACACTTGAACTTGCTGCCAATGTGTCAATATACGAAATGAATACAGGCTGATTCAGTGCAGCAGTTGGCACACCGGAACAACCAGTAAAAGTCATAGTAGATGCGGCAACAGTGTAACCAGTGTAGGTCACACGTTGATACACACCGTTTGCATCCTTGATGCGAATAGTACCAGTAGTTGGTGTGTCAGTTGCAGACGCTGTGCCTGTACCTGGCGTTTGTGTACCAGCCTTAACAACAACTGAAGTTGCGCCTGCTGTAATAGCAGCATTTAACAAGAATTGACCATCATCAAGCAAACCACCACCAGTTGCTGGCCCAACTAAAACACGATCCTCAGTTGCAACAAGACCAGACACTGTAAACTGCACATAGTTAGGTGGTGTGCGCTGAGTGTTAGTTAAGTCAAACACCTTGTCAGACGCAGACAGATCAGTCGATTCAAGTGCAAGACCATAAGAGCCAATCAGCGCAGAACCAGTGGAAACTCCAACAAACGGAAAGGACAAAGTACGTTCAAGTGGTGTACCGGAGTTTGTAGTTGATGCTGCGGAGGTTGTGCCTGTAATGGTAACTGCACCGGATGGGGCAACCCCAGTCAAAAGCTGAATCCACATTTTAGTACCGGCAGTTGTAGAGTCAATTGCAAGCATCTGACCTGTGCCGCCTGACCAAGAAACTGGTTCAAAAGCATTAAACGTGCCAGCGCGTGGAGTTGTTAGTGATACTTCATGTGTAATGCCACGGAATACTTCACCATTAAGACCATAAAGAGTTTCAGTTGTGCCTCTACGAGTCAACCACTTCATACGTTCGTAGAATTGGTTAATAGAGAAAGAGTCACGGTTCCACTTGGAGTAATAAAACTCGTTTGTACCATCATTATTAACGTCAATTGCGTTATAACCTTGGAACGTGTTATTAATGGATGTCCATGTTGCAACAGTAGCAGGGGCTGTTTCATCGTTCAAGTCATCAGCGTATGTGAGCGCCATAACGTTGTTACCACGTGAAGTACCGTTGATTTTAAACTCGGAATATGTAAACCCAGATTCACGAGTTTGACCGATAATTTTACGCAAATCAATATCTGTACCACCAGTGCGAACAAGCAACATAAACCGATGTGAAATACCGTTAGCAGGATCAGAATTAAGACCTTTTAAGGATGCACCAAATGGAATTGTATTCCAAAAGTCGTTTGCAACCATTGACCCGTTTTGTTGAATCTCCAAATGCATACCTGGTGTTGCGAAAACCAAAACACCGTCATATACAGTAGCACCACCAGCTTGAATAATAGAGCCATCGTAAAGGTGTTCTGAAGCAACTTGATCAATGTTATATCCGTTAATCAGCGTGATAATGTTATCAGTTGATCGTTCGGATGCAGTCGCGTCTGTAATGTCCAAAATATCGTTGCCGGTAGCAGCAGCATCATCCATAAGGGCACCAAGCCAACGGTGAAACGCGATAACGGTGTAATAACCAGAACCAGATGCGCCGTGAGCAGCGCCAGTATATCGAATATCACCCGTAGCTGATACTGAAAAATCGTCTTGAATTGCCATAATTTACTTTCTATGTGTTTGTTTGGGTATATTTAACTTAATAGCGAACTGTGAACGTTAACACTAAACTCTTCGGCAGAAGCGTAGTTACCGGTACTTTCCCATCGAAAATACCACATACCCGCAACATCCAATAAAACGTTAGAAGAGTATTTATTATCAATGCGGGTGATTGATACCGTAGTAATTGACGAGTCAGGCTTTTTGTACTTTAGAGTTACAGAATCTGGAATAACTTCAATGTTATTACCATCATAAAACTTAGTAGTCATGCTAATTGTGTTGCCGACTAATTTTGGTTCGAATGCGTTAATCAATTTCAACTTTCATGTAGGTATATTTTGACACAACATTTGCTTTCGTCAACATCATGTCAACTTTTACATTGCTGTATTTCTTATTTAGTTTTATTTGTGGGTCTTTGAATGCAACAGAAACTCGTGAAAACTTGTACACGAGTTTCTGTTTTGCATCTTTTGCTTTCGATACAAAAAAGCCATATAACAGGCTAATTAGCATGGCTAGATAATCAGTGTTCTACAAAGTTCAGCACGTGAGTGAAACATGCTATAAAAGAAATTAACATTACCTACACCATCAATAAACTTCTTCGTAAACATTTTGTCACCAGTCACTGTTGATGAGTTTGGATAAACAATCACGGCAAAAGGTAATAAAACGTGTTTATCAATATCAAATTGGAAAACGCGACCTGTACCCTCTTTTTGCACATAGATAACACCATCATCTTCCCAAGAATGAGAACCCGAGTTGAACGTTTCAAACTGATTGCCATATGGTGCGTTGGACAGCCATGTGTTTGTAGCAATATCGTAAAAGTCTAATGTGTTGGAACCACCCCCACGAAGAGAATAGATATAACGACCATTTTGTTTTACATTAATACTACCTTGAAAGTGTGGAGTAGAGTTTGTGCCTTCACCCCAACTAGGAACACTATTCACAACATCCATTGTGAATCCACCGCCTGGATTGCCAGAACGTGCAACAGTTGGCGTGACTGTCACCCACAAATTAGAACCTAAGTTATAGCGATACAAAGCCACTGAAGCGTTACCGCCTAAAAATACGGTGTTGTAATCACCCTCTACAACAAACAAGGAAGTCGCATCAGGGTTTACAATCCATGTGTCTTGACCAGTGCCTGTCTGTGCCGTTGCCTGCACAGTGGTATTAGTGCCTTGCAATGTGATTAATCCATTAGAAATAGCAGTAATTACATAAACACCGTTAAACGTAGCATCAGATGCACCTGTAATGGTGAATCCACGGCCAGGGATCATATTCAGCGCCGCACTAGATGCAACAGTTGCTATCACAACACCAGTAGCTGCACGAGTCATAGCTGTGAGCGCAGTGGTTGCAGATGATGTTGTAAATGTAGTGTTTGGCCCAACAGACGAGGAAATAATAGTTCTAGATTGACCAGCACCTGTACCAGTAACAATACGCACAGCATAGTTTGCAACTTGGTTAAGCACTAAGTTTTTATTAGTGACAAGTGTGGTTGCAGTAGCCGATGTTGCGTTACCAGTTAAAATTTCTTCAGGCCTATTAGTTGTAGAAACTAACTGTCCGTCAGATGCAAACGAGGTGGGTAAACCAACTACTGATTTACTTATCCAGAAGTTAGTTGCGATGTCATAAAGACTCAAGCCAACACTAGATGTACCTGCGTTGAAAAATAACAAAGAGCCTGAGTAAACTTCATACATTGTAGTGCTATTAAAAGCAATTGTTGACGCAGGTGATACTGTCAATACAGAACTTGCGCCTAGTGTGTTTGAAGAAACTACACCCTCATAACCCATACCAGCACCAGCGATCACGCGAATTTTTGCACCTGCAATAGAGCGAACAATGTTTCTATTTGTCGTAATAGTTGTCGTAGTACCTGCAGTCGCATTCTGTACAGTAACTCCACCCAGTGATCCAATTTCAAGCATATCGCCACATGAGCCAGAGTTAAAAGCGCCTGCAATACCCGAGTTAGGAAGTTGAATCCAAGCATCCTCATTCGTGTCATACATATACACACCAGATGCACCGTTGACGAAAAACACCATGTTATAAAACGGATGATCTGGGTCTTTGATTGTGTCAACAAATGCGCCGTTAGCGGTGTTTGCAAACATGGGACTAGCAAATTCCCATGCCTTGCGATGAACTAGTTTTCTTAGGTTATTAGTGATTGTCATATCAGTTTGTAATTGTCAGTTGGTTGTAAATGTGTGCAGAACCTGCATTAGAAAAATTCCATGGTTCATTCATACGTGAAAACGTGCGACCAGTAGTTGACTCACCTACAAGGTTCGTTGCAACACCGTAATATGCAGAATTTAATTCGTTGCCTGCGTTATCAGAAACTTGCACTGTCATTCTGTCAAATCTATCAAGACGCGCCATCTTTTCAAGCATGGAATGAGTGACATAAAGTATGCTATCCAACATGTCTTTGATTGTTTCATTAACACCTTTAATTTCTTGGGTAAGAAACTGCATAGAGATATCAGCAACTCCCAATTCAGCAGAGCGTAATTGCGTGTTGGTAAGGGCTGTTTGATTGTCCACCGAAACAGTCAATGGTGTTGCTCTAAGTTGAGTATCCGTAAGACCTTGTGCAGTTGGATTTGTAAGTGTGACTGCACCAGTGTTAACAGCAGTAACCTTCGCATTCAAGTTATCGATAGCAGTCTTTAATGCAGCCAGTGTTGTCTCTGTGGATGCGCCGTTAGGCAGTGGCTGAGATGCTAACGAAATAGGAACCGCACTCGCTCTAAGTTGAGTATCCGTAAGACCTTGTGCAGTTGGATTTGAAACTGTTACTGTAGTGTTTTCGAGTGCGGAAAGAGTTGGTGCTGAGAGACTAACTTCACCTGCAATACTTGAAGTATTAACAGCAGTGACCTTCGCATTTAAAGCATCAACAGTGGCTTTCAAACCATCAATAACACCTTTCAAAGCAGCAAGTGTTGCCTCAGTTGAAGCGCCTGTTGGTAGTGGCTGTGATCCGATAGAAACAGGCACAGCACTTGCGCGAAGCTGTGTATCAGTCAACCCATTAGGGGCTGGATTTGATACGGTAACAGTTAATGGCGAAGCGCGAAGTTCTGTATTAGTAAGGCCTGTTGCTGTAAGGTTTGATACAGTAACATTCAAAGGGGATGCACGAAGCTGAGTATCGGTCAATCCCGCATTAGTAGGATTCTCTACAGTGACTTGAATGTTTTCAAGCGCAGCCAAACTCGCAGCATCCAGTTTGACCGGCATTGGGTTAAAGTTACTGACGGTACCACCATCATCACCATCACCACCCAGAGTCAATTTGACTTTTTGTAGATGTGCGCCGTTAACTTCGTCTGTCGCAACAGCCGTTGTTGTGTTGGGTAATTGGATATTATCTGACATTTTTTATTGATAAGGATAAGTTGCTCGGTCTGTCCAAGAGTAAGAAAAAGATGCATCACCTGTTGCCCAAGTCTCCACCAAATCACCATCCACTGATAAAACTAATCGATGCAAACGCCAGACAGGATCATCTTCACGTGAACCAACTTGCGCCTCGCCCTTGTATATCAAATTCTCTGAAACAAAATCAACTCGTTTTGCGTATGGCATATCTTCTTCTGATGTATTTATTGGTTTGTAAACGAATTTATTTAAGGTTTCATCCCACACTAGCGTATCACCAGTTTTAGGAGTCACCCGTTCAACGTCATCCATGCGCGTGATTTGAACTTCGCCCGAACCACCTCCACCAAATGAAGTTGTGCTACTTCCAGTCTGTCGAATCACTTCCACACTCTGTTTCAAAGAAGCAAAGTCTTTTTGAAGTTGCTTTATAACGCGCATTACAGCGTTTTCTTCGGGTTGTGGTACTTCGCTATCAACTGCGTCAGAAATCGCTTCCTGCGCGGTTCTCGTGGCTTCCTCGACCTTTGTTTCAAGTGTCTTGACTAGCTCTACGACCTTTTCATGCTTTTCAACAACTTCTTTGTTAGCAACTTCCTTTGCAGTCTTTACTGTTTTGAATAATTCAGAAAGTAATGGTGCCACTTCCTTCTCTTTACGAGCGGCTTCAGCGGCAATTCGAGCGGCTTTTTCTTCAGCCGCTTTTTTCATTAGTTCTGCAAAGGAATTTAGATTACTCATCTTCAAATTTAAAGTCGTCAAACGACGCTGTTGTTGGTTTAATAGTGTGTGACATATCTACGGGTGCAGAGTCTGGCTTTTTACTATTTAACTTGTCACGCTTTTTTGGCGCAAACTTTTCAACATTCTCATCAAGGTCAAACATCTGCATTTTGCTGTACATCGTGCCCATGATGTGTTTCACATAACTGCTAATACCATCGTAGCGATTCTTAATCTGAACAAACATAATTTGGTTCAATTCACGCAGTTCACCAGTGTTAATCACACCAAGCAAAAAGTCAGCAATCATGCTTGTGGATGCAGAGTCAGAAACTGCAGTCATATCCAGTTCACTCGATTCGACCCCAGATCGGTTTGTCTGTGTAGCAGTAAGAATAGCAGCATTTGCATCCTTTGCAAGCGCACGAAGTTCTTTACCGACAGACCCCACCACTGTGTAAGAATTGTGGTTGCTACCAGCTTTGTAAAACTCAGACGCACAGATGTTCATGTAATCAATGATGATCAAATCTGGCGTGAAATTCTGTTTGGTTTTCAACTCAGAAAGCAACTGACGGAAGTTAGCAGCACTAGCCATACCAGTACCATATTCTTTAATCACAAGTTTGCCGTTTGACGAGGTTTTTAGCTTCGCCATTTTCTTGAGATAAATGTCCTTTGGAATTTCCTCAAGCATGTCAAAGTCAACATCCAACAGGTTAACGTCAAAGCGTTTACCAATTTCCATCTCAGCCATTTCCATGGTGATGTATAGAACGTTTTGACCTTGCTTCAATGCACCTGCACCAACGTTAACCATGGCGAAAGATTTACCGCCGTGAGGTGGCGCAAGCAACACATTAAGGGTCTTACGAGGGAACCCACCACGTGTGATTTTATCGATGTACGGGATGCCTGTCGGTATACGCGCAACTTCATCATGATAATACTCATAGCGCTCTTCAAAATCATCACCATAGCTATGCCCCACTGTAGTATCAAAGCAGACAGCCAAGGCTTGTGTAAGCAGCGTAGGGATCATTTCTGGTGTGCGCGTCTCTTTGGTGTTTGAACCATCCATGATCAACACACTGTCACGCAATGCATTGTAGAGCGCACGTTCTTTGCAATACTCTTCAGTCATATCAACTAAGTATTGCAGACTCTCCGTAAATTCTTCTTTGTGGTTTACGAACTCCACCATAGCATCATACGTATCAGCAGATGCTTTGAGTTTTTCGATTTCCAGCAACATGCTTTGTTTTGCTGGAGGTTTGTTGTATTTGGAAAAGAAGCGATGATAAATTTTCAGAAAAATCTTGGCTTCATTGGTTGACATGTATTCTTCCCGCAAATGTGGAAGTACCTTACGTGCGTATTCTTCGTTAGATAGGAGTTGGGAAAAAATCAAATTTTCAACTGACATTCATTATCTTTCTTATGCATAAAACTACAAGGGGCTTAGTGTTTATTCTAAGCCCCTTTCCTATTTTGTAAAGCGCAGGTTAGTCGTTGGCTTCGTCAAACAAAGGTTCTTCTTCACCCGTCTCTTCACTAGCAATCAACTGACCAGCAGACACTTGGAATGTGTCACGAACCCACTGTTTGAAGCTCTCGCGTTTGAGAACAACCCCAAGGAATTCCTCTTTGGCAGTAGCCGATTCACGCACTGCACTACCAAGCATCTCACCAGTGGTTTTATCGACCAACTGGTACCATCCGTTCTTAGGTTTGATTACTTCACCAGCCTCCAAAGCAAGATCAAGAATACCAGTGTACCTAGAGATACCACCTTCGAATGTGACCAACACTTTCAGCTTAGATTTTTCCTTCACGTGGCGACTCTTCTCAATGTTAATCGTGAAGGTATAACCAAGCAAATCAGTACCATCTTTCTCTTGAGACTTACCCAAAATCCACACAGCATCCGAAGACAACATGCCGCCTTGACCACCAGACATGATAGTCTTGCCGTACATCTTTTGCTCTTCGTAGGTGTGCTGAATTGCAACCATAGGAATGTCCAACAGAGTCATGAATGGAGTAACCATGCGCCACAAACCCTTCAACGCTTTCGCACGTGACATATCTGTTGCGCTATTTTCATTTTGTGCATTCTCAACTTCACGAATAGAAGCCAAGTTACCAATAGAGTCAATCAAGATAAACACATGATCACCACGCTTGATACCATCAGCATTCTTACGATTCAACTTATCCATCAAGTCGAATTGCAGTTCTTCAATGTTGGTGATTGGGATATGCACAACACGGTCTGGATCGATACCAGCAGACTCAAAATACTTAGCCGGTGAACCGAATTCCGAATCATAGAACAGGATCACTGCGTCATCATATTTTTTCATATAAGCCGACGCCATAATCAAAGCATAGTTGCTTTTGAAATGTCGGCTTGGGCCTGCAATGGAGAGTAGGCCTGGGCGCAAACCACCATCGATATCACCAGCCAATGCAATGTTGATCAAGGGAATATCGGTAACAATCGTATCCTTCTTTGTGAAGAAAGTAGATTCACTTAGAACCGCTACTTCCTTAATCTTTGTTGTCTTAATTAACTTACCCATCAATTTATTCATACTTACTTCCTTCTAAAAAAACTCGTCTAACGTTACTGCCTCTTCAAGTTCCCAACCAACAGCTTTAAAAATGTTGTTCAATGGATTCTTAAATGTCTTCTCATATTGCGTAGCACGATCCACATATTTGTGCAGTTTAAACTCCACTGGTAGATCATCAACAAACGCAATTACTTTCTCTCTAATTGGATTAGGTTCATCAATATAGATGTACTTAATTTTGTCACCTTCACCAATCGCATCGTACTTTTCATAACCATCTTTGACATCTGCCAGTAGTTTGTTGTACATGAGAGATGCCTTAGCAGCGATTGGGGTACCTTTGATATAAACCCTGTTTGGATCACGCCACTTTGCCAGATTGTTTGCGCCGCCTGGGAAAGCAATATCTGTAATGTTGCAGGTATTAAACTCTTTGCGCACATCCACTGCAAAATCACGTGTCTCTTGCAACTTACCGTCAATAATCAGCTTAACCGCTTCTTTCAATCTGTCACGCACTAACTGCGGTGTACTGGATCGAACCACCTCAATACCCATGATTTTGTAATCACCATCTGGGTATCGCACACCTTCATTGTCATAGACTTTGATTGCATACTTTTTCTTGGCACACCAGAAACCAGATGAAGAAATTGCTTCACGTTTAAAGTGAATAGTCTTATCAAAATGGTTTTGCACACGCGCGATTTCATCAGTGGCTTCATTGATAAATGGTCGCAGTTTTGTTTCCATTAATTTATCAAGCGCATCCACAATCTTCAAGTCTGGTTGATCTTTCCAATACTTATCAACCACTGGCTTCATATTCAAATAGCAGCTATCCGTATCACTATAGAATGTGTATGTTAGATTGTCAGTTTTGAAGAATTCGTTAAACCGCTTGTCGCAGTGAGTACCGACCTTCATAATGATGTACTGACCAGAAAGCGTAATAGCCTTACCTAGTCGAGGATCGTAGAACATAAACCCTTGCTGCAAGAAAACGCCATAGAGACTGTTTGCTGCAAAAAATGTTAAAGTGAAATCGTCAGGTTCACTCCACTTTGAATTAGTGCTGCATGTCCCCATGCAGATCAGACTATATCATCACCCATTTCTGGGGTTGTGCGCTTCCACTCACTTGAGTGTACTTCCTCTCGGAATAGTCGTTACACCTTCCTACAATAGTAGGCTTGGCTCGGGATTTTCTGGTCTAGATGTTCCCCGAATTCACACAATTTTCGACAGCAATTACTTGCTGAAGGTGCCAGCTTTTAACACTTTTAACGCATTTTGAAGAATATTCTTCATTTCAGATTCACGTTTAGCTGCTTTATATGCAGCGCGTAACTCGTCGTCTGTCATTTCAGATAGACTTTTCATTTTTAATAAATACTCCTGTAATAAACCACCATAAAGAGAATTAACACTGCAAACTGAAGAAATAATCCACTACGCTAACAAACATATAACAGATTTAGACTACTTTATATGGTATCTACTTTACTGTTATGCGTTTGAAGAAACAAAAGGAACTGCAACAGAATCCCATCATATCTTACCTAAAAATAAATTTCCTGAATTTATAAAAATAAAGGACGCACCTTGGAATAGAGCAAATCTTTCTCAATTCAATCATTATATAGCTCATTATATCCTTGCTAAAGCTATGAGTCAACCATCAACAATAGCCGCATTTAATTTAATGGGTAGATGTGCTAAAACAGAGTCTGAATTAATAATAAAAGCTAATTTATATTCTGAATTTAGAAATCAGATCGCAATAAACAATTCACTAAGAAACAAAGGTCGAAAACTGACTGCATCTCAGCTAGAAAAAATGTCAACTCATATGAAAAATAAAGTCATAGTCCACTATCCCGATTCTGATACGAATTTTCAAATTGACCGCGACGACCTTCGTTATCTAAACGGTGACGTGATTTTATGCCAAGTTGGTAGAATCCATACTGATAAAACAAAACAAAAGATGTCAGATAACGGTATTAAAGATTGTATACAAATTTATAACATATCTAAGCCGGATAAAACTCGTTTCATCCCAAATACTGAAGATATACCACAAGGGTTTGATATCGGCAACCCATCACACTCTAGTATTGCAGTAGAAAGATTCACTGGCGCACATCATTTTTACAACCCAACAACGAAAGAAAGTAAACGATTTAAAGTAACCGAAAATATTCCAGATGGGTTTATTCAAACAAGAGATGGATACGACAACCCATGGAAGGGAGTAGTAATCTACAAAAATTGGGTAACAAACCAAACAGAAACACATCCTAAATTAGATGAACTGCCGTTTGGTGTATCTGAAAATACATGTAAACATGCATTTATTTTTGAAGGTAAAATTACTTTTAGCCTTCAACGATTATTACGAGTTCACCCAGATAAATTTAACAATTCAGTAATTCAAAAGTTAATTCGTCTTGACGCTCCTAAGAAAATTTTTAGCTATAAAGTTTCACCATGTATTAGAAATTATATACAAACCTTTGAATTTTACAATGACATACCTTTAGTGATACTGCCAATTTATGAAGTAGTTGATAAAATTACTCCAGAAAATTGGCTATAACTCAATGCCTCGGCGTTTTGCTTCTTCTTCAATATCCACAGACGTTTGCTTATAGCGCAACATTTCGTTCTTAGCAATTTTACGACCACCTAATGCAAAGTCAACTACACGAGGAACGATTCCCTTCACATCCTTTCTAAACATGGCTCCGTTAGCAGCCAGTGTAAAGTCTTCGGTGATACCAAAATCTTTCAACGTCTTACCAAGTAGCATTTCATCTACAGTCACACCTTCTTTGACACCAACCAAAGTCTCTGGAGACAGGTTTAGAGCCTTCATGATGCTTGGGTATAGCGATGCAGCATCAATGCTGATAAGCCACGCATAGAGGCCAGGAATTGGCTCAGAGACGTATGCACCTGGGATCGACTCATTACCATTGCTCTGACGTTCAATATTTACGAATTTTTTCTCATTCAAGAGCATCGACTGGATACTACATTCCCAATACCGAACCGGCGAATAAACATCCTCAAAACAGCACTTCATCGTGTATGCCAGCATCACACCCAAAGCAATTAAACCCTTGGCCTTATCCAACTGAGTCATGCGCTTTGTGTCAATTACGTTGTACTGTGCAAACGTTTCAATATGCTCTTCGGCTTCGCTAAACTGCTTAAACGTTGTGCATGGGTTTTCCAGCTTACCAACACCCAGATTGACTTTGGCTAAATGATCAAGACTGTATTTTTCTTCCTTTTGAAGAACAAACTTCCGGTACATTGCTTGAATGTCATAATGTGTGCGACCAACAATTGTGTATTCTTTGCGCACTTCCTCATCAATCTCATATTCACGTTCATCAATGATGCCAAATGGGGACAGGCGATTAGCCTCATCGTCACCCAATACGCGATTAATACGGTTAATCAAATATGGTACATCGAAGAATTCAGAATAGAAACCATAGATAATATCAGGGTCTTCCTCTTGGATATAGCGGATGATTGCTTCAAGTAATTCAGCCTCGGTTTCAAACCGAACCATCTTACATCCCTCATGCTCCATAATCGTGATAGGTGCAGTGGTGTAGCTCACCATTTCACCAGTGGCATGATTCTCAAATGCAATGTGTGTAATTTCTTCCAATGCCAGATATGGGTCAGGTACACCTGGAGGGCCGTTAACACCAACACGAGTTTCAATATCAAAGCCTGTAGCCTTTAACTCAGACAACATAACCTGCATAGGTTCTTGGTAGTTCAAAGCAATGAATTCGTACTGCCACCGGTTAGGCTCGTATCCATACATCTTTATGGTGCCTTTATATTGCTTCACATACTCACGTGCTGCAGGTATAGTATCGAACTTGCGAGGCTTCAGATTTTTACCGTAAATGCTTTTGTATTCACTCTCTTCTTTAGTCTCAAAGTAAATTGTCGGTGAGAATGGAATTTTCCCATGGACACGTACTTTCTTCCCATTTTTATGTTCGTAGCCGCGATAATAGATTTTTCCATATCGGGAACTCACATGGGTGTAAAACTGGTTAATATCTGGGTTCATTTTAAATTTACATAAATTTACACAAAATTTACAGAATAGAAGTTCTGTAAACAATAAATACTATTGTAGACCATTTATGTCTACTGTCAACAAAAATGTCCTTCGCGGTACTGCAAATACCCAAGGACTCTAACAGTTAAAAAGGAACTATCAGCATGTCTATTTATTGCGTCTATCTTACCAGCTATCGTGGTAACAAACTCCCACCATTTTACATCGGATCAACTTCTGTTGATCGGATATTGAATGAAAATTATAATGGTAGTGTATCGTCTAAAATATATAAAAACATTTGGATTAAAGAAAGATCATTAAACCCGCATCTTTTCAAAACTGTAATTTTAAAAACATTTGACACTAGAAATGAAGCAACAGAAAAAGAAAATAAACTGCAAAAAGCAGTTAATGCGCCAAACAATCCACTCTATATTAACAGAGCATTTGCATCAAAAATGGCATATGACGAGACTTATAATCCACTCAAGGGAATCGCATCCCCATTAAGGGGTAAAAAATACCCCAAGAGAACTGGGTCATCATTAGAAAATATTCGCGCAGGTGCTAAAAGGCGAAAAAAGATGTCACTTGAAACGAAAAACAATGCGGATCGAAAACGTGCCGAAACAAGAAAACTGAATAATACACCTGGCTCAATGAAGGGTAAAACCCATAAGCCTGAGACTATTGCACGGTTTAAAAAAATCAGAAACGAATCCCCGCCATGGAATAAAGGTATGACAATGTTAGATGTAAATCCTGATTACATAAACCCAAATAAAGGGAATACGATATCAGACGAGCAGAGAAAAAAGATATCAGATGCAAAACATAACAATTGTCCTGAGTGGTCTGAGTCGCATAAAGAATCACATCGGTTAGCGGTTTCAGGTTCAAATTCTAATACTGCTGTAATTATTGAAATTTTCGATGACCAAGGTATTTTGCAACACACAACCCACGGAAATTTTATCAAATATTGTGATGATAATGGGCTACCGGAATCAGCATTAAGAGTTTCATATAAAAATGGCGGGTCACCGATTAAAATGAACCACCATTTAGATAAAGTTGTACCCTTTAGAGGATGGTATGCTATTAAGAAATATCCCCAAAAATAGCATCATAAAGCTCAAATACAACCTCTTTATCACCTTCTACCTGATCTTTATTCTGACGATGGTAGATGGATGCACATGTTTTTAAAAACTTGATTGGCACTTCAGTCTTTTCAGCCAAATCAACCAATGCGTTCTTTTGGAAGTCTTTCTCGCCCTCTACACGAGTCATAGAAGCGCTGATTTCAAAGAGAGCATCCTTGATAGTCTTCAATGTCTCAGGATCATTGGGCATGTTGATTTGGGAAGTTTGCACGATACTCATAATTAATTTTTCCTTTAGTTTGCTGCTTCGAGAAGTCTAAGAGTGCTGGCAGCAGATTCAGCATCCTTATAAAATTTGATTTTGAAATTTTTCTCAACCAGATCAGTAATGATAAGCATGATTGATGGTTTGTCAACACCGTTATCAAAGGTCGATCCTTTGACTAGAAACCGCTTACCAAACACTCTGGGTGGTGCGGAATCAAGCATAGGGTTAATTGGGCCTAAATTATCGTCAATCATACTCGTTCAGTTCCGATATAGAGAATATAGAAATCTTTGGTCAACATATTCGCATTATTTAGATCAACAATAGTCTGCCAGAAAAATTCTTTGACGCCTTCTTTATGCATATTCAAATTGAATTCATCAGCCACGCAACATTGATATTTCATACCATTACTTCGTTGCCCTCGAAAACTACCTAATACCGTTCGATCAGAGTAAAAACCGCCTATTTTATGAAATGAATTCACAAAGCTACAAGTCACACCATCAAAACGTAATGCGGAGCGGGTATTTGCATATTTTTCAAGAGCAGTTGTTTTACCTGTACACCGTGGTAGATTTAGACCATACATTCTAGATGATGCGATTCGAGCAACTTCTGATATGTAAAACCTACTATCTGGCTCTACCGCACTCTGAATGTTTACGAATTGCTCCAAAAATTTCACATCGATCATAATATATTAATTACCTTTATTTCTTTTTACCTACTGTATACTTAGATATTAAAACCCATTCTTTTTTCACTTTGAATGGAATAATATCTATCGGGGTTTCGGGTGATGCTAAAGTAACATCATCTTTATTAACTATAACACACAGCCCCCATTTTGCAAGCAGCTTAGTTACTTCGTTTCTACGACGCAAATCCTCTTCATCAATCTCCGCATGCTTCCCATCGACTTTAAAAAACTCTTTGTAATGCATAATGTAGTATTTCCCGCGCCTATGAAGCAAACTGCAACTCTGATAAAGTGTGTTTGATTTCTTAGACTTGATACCGATTCGGGTAAGGGATTCCACAATAATAGCGAATGAATCTGGATTTGGCAAAGTCACTTCAACGCCGTAATTAAAATTTTCTGACATAATAAAATCATGATATAGTTAAACATGATCTTATTTATGCTAGTTATTTCCCGCGCTTAACTACTTTTCCGCCTTGCAGCTTTTCATACTTAGCCAGCAACTCTTCATCAATCAACGGCAATATCTCAATAGCACGTTGAATCGATACGTTCAGGTCTTCAGCCAATATTTTGGCATAATCCATATTAATATCTGTATTCTGTTGCTTCTTTGTCCACATACTACCTGTACGAAGTTTTGGTATGCCATAGAAATAAAAGTCGTGCTGCAACTTTTTATCTAAATCAGGATAAGTCGATAATGCGTCTACAAACAGCGCACATCGTGGATCATTAGACAGCGCACGGTTAACAACAAATGCTACATAATCCTTTGCGAATAATGTTTCATTGTCATATAAGTATTCTTTTGTCGAAGTAAATGACTTGACAAAATCAAAAGGTGAACTCATTGGGGACAATCCTCAAATTTCTTAAACAAATGATGATCGCGTAACCACATCAACATGCGACCTAGTTTATTCTGACCAACCCCATCACAAACACCCCAATAGATATCACCCCAGTGGTTTGTTTCTTCCAGATATGCGCCGGTAGTCATATACAAACTACCTTTTAGCTTTGGTGTGGAAAACTTAGCCTTTAACGCTGTCATCATAGCTTTGTCGCGCAGACCGTCATCCCAACCATCAATCAGCTTTACTTTACTGCCTAGCTTTTTAATCATGCTAGGTTTATCGAAAGCCATTATTTTAGCACGTTCAAATGGGTCTGCACACTTAGCAGCCATGTAAAATTGTTCGGATGATGTATATAGTTCACCATCAACCTCAAATTCTACAGGGTAAAAATTAGACAGAAAGCGATACTCACCAGAAAAGCCAAGTATCGATCTGGTGTAAGTCATTATTTGAACTGCGCAGTGGACATTAGTTGAATCAGGAAAGCAACCGTGTTAATTTCTGGGTCAATTGTAGCTGATGCGCGGTACTGCGACTCTGCAATAGCCAAAATAACGGGCGGAATGCTTGCTGGAGCGAGAATTGGCAGCAGCTTGTCGTATATCCCTCGATAGAACGTAGAAGCGTCTGGAGAGGCGTTTGCGACCCATTGGCGGCACTTGGTGAAGTTCTTTTCTTTGACAAAACCAATCAGTTCATCCAGATCAGAACCATCACTCAAAGAAACGATATCCGATGTGATTTCACCAGATGATGAAAACTTCTGCAGTTGTCCGATAGTTTTACGGAAGTCAGGAAAATGTTTACCAACCAAAACAGCTACAGCTTTTTTGTCGTACTTAACATTTTCTTGAGTTAAAATGTACTCAGCACGTGCAAGCATCTGCTTCATTGCATCAACTTTATCAGCCTTTGCAAATTTGAAGTCAACAACTTGCAAACGCGAAATAAGAGGATCAATAATGCGTTGCTGATAGTTGCATGTAAAAATAAACGATGCATTGCTAGAGAATTCATCCAAGAATCCACGGAGCGCCGGTTGTGCAGAATTTGAAAGGTAATCAGACTCATCCAAAAGAACAATCTTTCGACGATCTTCCATGGAGACGGTACTTACAAACTGAGTCAGTGTTGTGCGGATCGTATCAATGTTGCCTTCCAAAGATGCATTGATAACCAAAATTTCAGCATCAACTTCATCAGCAATAGCACGAGCAGCAGTTGTTTTACCAATACCGCCAGTACCAGCAAACAACATGTTAGGAACGATACCAGACTTGATATTATCCTTCAACATCTGCTTTGTGGCAGGTGGCAGAATAGTATCGTCAACACGCTTTGGACGATATTTCTGCTCCCATACTAGCTTTTCAAAATTACTCATTACTTTTTTTCCAACCTTGTGAAATTAACCATTCATGATAAATTTCTAACGCACAACACATCATGTCGGCGTCAGACCCATCATCATCTTTAAAGTGACCAAAATATTCAACTGCGATATCTCGCCGCTTCATACTTGGAGAAATTGGTGCTTGACCAAGGTACTCAAGAATACCTGTGGTCTTATTTACACCATAGACTGCTACATCTTCACTCATAGTTTAACTCGCAACGTATTCTTTGGCAAGTGTTGATACTTTGCCAGCGTCATACATACCTGGAAATGCAGTCTTGAAGTGAGTCATAATTTTACCAAGCTCTTTGCTGCAGGTAGCCAGAGCAGCACGAATTTCTTCGTCACTCATTTGCTTAGGCAGATAAACTTGAAGTGCTGCATTTTCTTTGACAAGAATTTCAGTTTGCTCTTGGTCACCAACCAAAAGTTTGATAGTGCCATTGTTGTTATCAATAAACTTTTTCACAACAGCAACAACTTCGGCATCAGTGGTTTCACGATTACCTTTGTTTTTACCAATAGCAGAAGCCTCACCAATCAACGTAGTGAGAACACTAGCTTCTACTGTTTGACGTTGCTTACGAAAGCTGAGTTGATCAGCTTTAATTTTCTCCATTAAGCTCATTACGGCTCCATTTCTTTTTGTCACTTGTTTTAAATTTATTATGCAGATCAATGATTGTCTTATCGACAAAATTGATCTGCATAGTTGTCTGACCTGCAAAAGATGTCACAAAACTTTGCTCACGTTCAAGACGATTCATTGCGTTTCGAGTCAACCCTTCATTTAAATGAATATAACCACGAGCAGTTAAGCCCATGATAAACAAAACATAATCGGTGAATCGACTGAAGTTTATTTCATGTATTTGCATGAAACTGATTATACACTAGATTAGACCTAAGTTTTTTCAACGCATTCAAAGTTTTTTCACGTTTCATGTAGGAAGAAATATCGTTTACATTAAATAGAATTGTAGCACAATTTTATGCTACTGTCAATAAAAATGGTCTTCGCGATGCGTCAACATCCAAGACCTCTAACACTAAGGAACAGTGCCAGCCATGAATATTTATTACGTATATAGTTACGCAGACCCAACCACCAATGAAATTTTTTACATCGGTAAAGGTAAAAACAATCGCAAATTTGATCATTTAAAAGAAGCTAAAACTACAAAAAATAGTCATAAGCTGAATAAAATACGTTCAATATTAAGTAATAACTTAATGCCTGTAATCAATGTAATACAAGATTGTCTATCAAACGAAGAAGCGATTGCATTGGAGAAAGAATTAATTAAAAAATATGGTAGACGTGATATTGGGACAGGTATATTGACCAACGGCACAGATGGTGGTGATGGAGTTATTGGCGGTTCACAATTTTTTAAAGACAGTGTTTCTAAACGTAAAGCGGGTAAAGTGACTGCAAAAAATTTAATTACCGGCGAGTTTATCGAATGTACAAAAGAAGTTTTTGATATTGACGCAAATCTAGTAGGCGTGCGACATGGTATTGAAAATATACACGCGCCAAAAGGATTGGTCACTGCAAAAACTAAAACTGGGGACATAATCAGCGTTTCAAAAGAAGAATTCGACAGCAATAAAAATTTAGTCGGGATTAACTCTGGGAAATCGGGATTAACCAGTCACTTAAATTCAAAAACATGTAAATGTGAAAAATGTGGTGAAATGCATACACCTAGTAGCTACAAACAATTTCATGGTGAAAAATGTGGTAAGTACAAATTTTCTGAAGAAAGATTAAAAGCAATGAGTATTGCCCAAAAATCTTTACCTAAAATGCATTGTAAATGTTGCTCTAGAGATATAAGTCAAACCAACTGGATTAGGCACTTAAATTCTAAAAAACACTTAGATATGGCGGTGGAGTAATTACATCACATTCGCACAAGCAGAAATTTTAATAAGGTGAGACGCTGCAGGAAACTGATTTTTGAAGTCAGAAATTTTTGCGTTTATTTGATCAACCAACATATGAAGTTGACTCGCATTGGTTTGTTTTGAAACAGCATACCCGACAAACCAATAATCTCGATCAGAATCATACCATGGGCTGGCATAATCAATTTCACCGTTATACAAATATTCGTTCAATTGTTCAATTTGATCTTCGTCTAGTACGGCTGCAAGTTCTTTATATTTGCAACCTACTATCAACATTGCATCGGTTGAAATACTCATATTAGCCGATCTTTGTCACAACTTCTTTGAAGTCAACAGCATAGGTATCACCATCGATTTTGAGGGCATTAGACCAACGAAGCATCAATGTGTCGCCTTCCTTCACAGAAGTAATTTCCGCTGGCACAGCAACGACTTTAGCGTTATCTGCACCTTGCGCAACAGTCAAGATAATACCAGACGATGTGGTGGTTGTAGGTGCTTCTTTACGCACGATGATAAAGTTATTTTGGGGAGTGTATTTCATTGGTTCTTTCTTAGTTAAGTTATAATTCTACGTCTTATTTCTGAGGTGTCAACACCATCCCATATTCATCAACCTTTGGATAAATCTTCTCAGGTTCTTTGAAAATAAGTTTGTTTTCTTTGAATGGCCGGTAGTCAACATGGTGATGCCAGCGACTGAATTTGAATACAATCTTTGACACATCTGGATGCAAATCAACCAACATTTGCGATTTAGGTATGGTACCCTCATGTGCATAAAATTCTTCGGTGTTGCCACCCTTCATACGCTGCGTAGTGACCTTTTCACAAAGGAAAGCATTGAACTGAATAGTACACAAACCATCTTTCAAAACACGCAAGGAAAGATCGGTGTCTTCGTTGTAGCGACCACGCCAACGATAGCCAGAATCATTCTCAATAAGAAGACAGGAATAGATTCGAGTATTTGTAATGAATGGTGGTACCTTGTCGGTTTTCTTTGCAAAACCTTCATAGTTCAAACCAGCAACAGGCACATTTGTAAATCGATCAACAAAGTCTTCTGCAGCAGCCAGAATAGCACCAGTGGCAACTTGAAATTTGTTATTATCGTTTAATCGAACAAAATGCTGGATGTTGTCATCCATGACCCAGTGGCGTTTGAATCCGTTTTGTTTGGAATGATCTAGGCAGAAGTTACGGGCGGCACCTGGGCCTTTGCTTTTGGTAAATCCCAAATCATCACATGTGTCATATTCTTCCAGATACTTATGATCCAGAATAATCACATCAGCTAATGGAGTGCAATTCTTTTTGTAGTCATCATATTGAGACTGCTCCACAACAATAAAGTGTGGCACGTGCATACGTGTGAGAGCCTTGGATGTTAGTTGGTTCTCAAAACGGTTTTTAGAGACGATATAGACCGGATAACGTGGATTCATGACTTGGATACCCACTCAACCTTTTCGCGCCCCCAGTGGCTTTTAAATGGGTGCCAGATACTCTTTGTTTTACTAGTCAGCTTCTGACCAATCAACTTAGCAAAATCCTGTAGGTCTTCTTCAGAATCAAACCGAACAATGATTTTTGCATAAGGTTCGACTTTTTCCTGTGTAAACTCAGGCATCCCAACCCAGAGTTGATTTGGATCATTAACAGTAGACTTTTCAACGACTTTTTCTTCTACTGGAGGTTCATCATAGGTTTCTTCAAAAATATCAAAACTCATAAGTAATTTCCTATTAAATGGTGGGAAGAGGGGGATTTGAACCCAACCGATCAACAAATTATGAGTTTGCTGCTTTAACCAGACTAAGCTATCTTCCCATCAAATTCTATTGTAGTACGGAAAGATTATCTGTCAAACAACCCTTTTCCAAACCTGTTCAATTACCCGCATAGATACCGCATCAAATTGATATCGAGTAGGCCCGGTGTCTCTAGACGTTGCAGCACCAGCCTTTAGAGCTACCTCATACACAGTATCCATTTTTATTGGTTTCCTAAATTCTATCTCAGAAATGACAACTCCAGGCGCACACTTAGGGCACCCAGAGTTCGTTTTGGCTGGAGTGTATGGTTTCTTACACTGAAAGCATTCACTCATTGCAAGTTTCTGGCTTCAGTGTTGCTGGATCAATTTTTGCACCAGTGAGGTACGGTTCGGTAAATGCATTGTTGTTCCAGACAGCCAAATATTTCACACCATCATAACAATAGACGCGAATATTAGGAATTTTTGCTTCAGCGGCAGATGCTGTTGAATAGTCTTTGTTCGTTGGCTCTTTTTTACCACAGCCAGTCAAAAGAGATGCAAGAATTACGGTTGTAGCGATAATTAGTCTCATACGTGGATGTTCAAAGTGTGGATATCGTTGACAGGGGTGTAGGAGTAGCGAACCTGAATAAACAGAGGCAGCTTCTTCCACAGATTATTGTTGACTTCCTTCGGGAGTTGAAACCCCTTTGGAAATGCTTTGCCCAGCTTATAGCCGGTTGCAGGAATCAGTTTGTTCTGAACAAGTTCTTGAATAGAAAGTGACATGTTAATTTTCCTTTTGAATTTCGATGAATGAATTATAACACAGTTTTAGTTGGAGGTTGCAGGAGTTTCTACACGAGAAATTTCTTCTGGATAACCATCGCATTCGTCACAATAACTATAGCCAGAACCAAAGTATGTCCCACCACCTTCTTGCGGATTGACACGAAAGCCATGTGTAGTTTGAATATGACCACACTCAGTGCATTTGACAGTAGCTAAAATTTTGGTATCTTGCATACCAACCTCTTATGAAAAAGAAACAAAGTCATGGTATCTCAATTCTTGTACAAGATGATTTTTGGATGAACAATTTGTAGATGATTATTCGGAAGAGTCAGATAACCATCAGGTGTTTTGTATACAAGAAAACCTTGCTGAACAGATTTCCATTCTGGGTGCTTAGTTGACCCAAAGTTTTTCTGAACCATCTTAGTGTCTAAATCAACCAGTTCGGCAATTACCACTTCATTCTTTGGGGCAGCAGTTTTTACAATAAACGACTGATAGAAAACAAAAGAAAGCAGAAGAGAAGCGAGGATCAAATACACACTAAAAACCGGTGAATTTTTTAATGACCAAGAATCTTTTCTCAAGTTTAAATCTTTTGCATGTTCATCAACAGAAATCATCAAAGAAAGTAGTGTAAACATTAAAAAAATTGCAAGAGCAACGAAGAACCCCGTATGATCTTGGCTCAAATCTGGTAAAGGTGTAGTGCTATACATTAGAAACCACCATTTCCACCAAATTGCATTTCAACGAGGCTCTTACGTGGGCGCATGAATTCATTCAAGCGAGTACGAGCCTCTTGATAACGTTCAACTTCCTCATAAAAGTAGTCGCCAAAACTAGAATTATAATGATATGGGTGTGCTTTATATTTTTCACGCAACTCATCAATGTTTTTCTTTTGCGCCAAATAATCATCTAACAGGTCAGTGAATTCCATCTTTTTCATTCTTTCCAAGTTCGTACATAAAAAGCATAGCAGCAAAAATCTTATCTGTTGTCAGAGGCGGATTCTTTACTGTGATGTTGTTGGCCTGATTATAACACGAAGTCAGCCACTCGCGTATTTCTTTTTCACTCTTGTCCATTTTTGATCATCATATCAATCAGTGACAGATCGACCATCAAAGAAGCCAGCTTTTCACGTTGTGGTTCATAAGACACATCCAAAGGCTCCCCACGAATCATAGCGAGGTAACCTTGCGCGCATTCGGCTCTAAGTGATTCAATCTCTTTTTCAACCAGAACTTTCCGATCCTTTAGCATAATTTTCCCTTAAACAAACAAACACTTCAACAATTCGATGCGTTTTTCTTTGATGGCTTTACCTAACAAAGCACCACCCATCATATGAAAATCAGCAGCAGTGACAGTGTTGCACAATTTTACTGCGATCTTCAACAACTTCACATCACCTGCGCTGATAACACGCAACATTTCCATGGAAATGACATCTTCAACCAAGCTACTCATGCGGAAAGCATCGAGTCGCAACAAGGTGTCATATGTAGACTCAGCATTAGAAAAGTTTAGATTCCTGATAGCAGAAGCAAGACGTTTTGCAGTCGCAGAAGGCCAGATTGTTGTTTTTCCATCACTAGCAACTGCCGAAAGTTGATCTAGGCTATTAACCCAACCCAACCGCACAAAATTGCGACGAGGCAAGGCATTCTTGAAAAAATCTGAGTTGACAGGGCCAATGAAATCCAACTTGTTGAAAAAGTCATGCAGCAAACAATCATCATCGAGAACCTTTTCAAGTTCACGCCAAAAACGCTCTGCAGGTAGTTCATTCAAGGCACCGGAGTCGATTACTTCACGTGCGAGTTTGACGGAGTACATAGAGACACCCCAATCATAACGAGCAGCAAAACGAGCCATGCGCAGAACACGCAAAGGGTCTTCTTTGAATGCGTCAGACGTAACACGGATAACACCGTCTCGGATGTCTTTCTGACCACCAAATGGATCAATGATTTGACCAGTCTTCAAATCCTTTGCCATGGCATTACAGGCAAAGTCTCGACGGAAAAGGTCATCTTCGAGAGTCACATCAGCGCCGAATTCACATTCAAAACCAAGGTAACCAGCACCCACTTTACGCTCACGACGAGCTAATGCATATTCTTCTTTGGTTTCTGGGTGAAGAAACACAGGAAAGTCTGCGCCAACCTGTTCAAACCCCAGAGAAATCATTTCTTCTGGAGAGGAACCAATCACAACATAGTCGCGATCTTTTGGAGTGGCACTCATGACTTCATCACGGACAGCACCACCAACCAAGTAGACATTGAGTTCAGAGATAGATGTTTTCATAATTTTAATTATACCATCAAAACAAAAACAAGTGTAGAAATAAGAGAACTGATTATCAATGCAATTGGGCTTGCCAAAAGATTTAAAGTGCTACGATCTTTGACAAAAAGCCATAAAAATTTTTCAATAGGTTTAATCAACACTGGAACGCACATTATAAAAATGAATGCCGCAACCATAAATGGGAATGCGTATTCTGAATTATTCAATGCCTCATCAATACGCTGTTGAGCAATACTATTGTAGATGATTACGGATTGAGTCATATGTTTACCTTTTGAATTTTGATAAATGAATTATAACAGATTATTTGCCGTACCAGTAAACCATATTAGCCCACTCAGGTTTATTTTTAAATTCGATAGTGTCATTACCATCTTCTTCAGTCTTATCCCAATATACATAGTCGCCAACATAATAATGACCTGCATGAAAACAGCACCATTGGCATGTTTCATCTGTTGTTATAGAACCACTCAACACCTGCTCTTTGAAGGTACCGATATCAACTAAAGACCCCCAACGAATGGAAGATTTGACAGTCGCTTTAGAAAGTTTTTCTAGCTCGAATAGATGGTTGTCAGATGCGATTTCGATCATAATTAACCCTAAGTTACTTGTAGATTCGGAAGAGTCGAATTTTTTTATGAGAAACAGCCTCAATACTCTCTGGATCAACAAAAATATTAGATTTTGGTAGCTGAGAGCCGTACTTTGTCAGTGCGCCGCTATACGAAAATCCACCTGTTAGTGTAAATTCGTATTTGTCACAATAGAAGAAAAAGATGTTTCCGCTTTTCAGAAAAACGCGCACTTTAAATTTTTTGGGGAAGATTTTGTAGCCGAAGAGTTTCATAGTGTTACCTTTTGTGTTTCGATAAATGAATTATACCGCAACTTTAATTACAGCGGATGGATTTGTGAGTGTGACTTTCTTTTCAAGACCTTCACCTTCGACGGTGAACTTGCGGGTCATCCAACCACAACCTTGATGATACACATCACCGAGTTTGGTGATCTTCACGAGACAGACAACGTTTTTGATAGCAGCGTAAACTGTGTCACCAACAAACAACTCGTTACCGTTCTTGTCGAATGCAACAACGAGGTCTTCGTAGTTGACGAAATCAGCACAGTGCTTCGCAGTAGGAACCATGCAGCCGCCTTTTTCAGCGTAACCATGACGTTCTTGCTTGAGTCGCAGGTTCAGTTCAGGAATGTAGATTCCGTCACCATATTTTGCAGAATCAACTTCTGTGGATTCGGGAAATGCTCGTGCGTTGCAACCTTGACCTTCAACAACTTTACCAGCATGTTCACCAGTCTTGATCAAATAACGTTGCTTGTTCATATTGTTACCTTTTGTGTTTCGATGACTAGATTATAGCACAGATTTAGAATTTCAAAGGATTATCTGGATTATTTTTATTGTATTCAGATAGCTGTTTTTGTTGTTCTATAAAATCATCAAGGTCAAAGTCTTTGACTGCCTGTTCTTTCATCATAGCTTCTCTGCGTTCCTTTGCTTTGCGCAATTCTAAAGCAGCATCGAACCTAGAAGCGATTTCTAGTTCTTCTTTGGTGAATCTGGTGGGGTAGTCAGTAAGACCATACATAAGGCGCACATCAGCTAAGGCACGTGACATGGCTGGAAATTTTGGGAATGTGATGTATTGTTCTGGCATTTAAACATCTAAAAAAGTTGTATTCGCTAATCTCACCAAAACATCACCATGGCAACGTTTTGGTCGGCACCAGCAACCCAAAACTTTCCCTTCTAACTCATGAAGAGATTTGATTAGATCGGGCTGATTTAGTAACCACTGCTCATACTTTTCGATCACATCATCGCGATATCCATCTTTACCTATAGTAAATGGATTTCCCCATTTACTAGGTCTTCCTATGTAAACATCATAGGCTTCTTCACAGTGATTAACAACTCTTGGCATAATATAAATGTTGGCAGGCTGGACACAACTCAATTAGTCTGCGCTTCGATGTTTAACGCCCTTACGGGTTCCGCAGCACCTTTTAATACCCACCAGGGGAATTTGACCAACAAATAGTGGTGAAGTTTTTTACATTTCAGTTTTTGTAAAAATTCAACTGCTCGGGGTAAGATTTTGTGGATTCGGTTCGAAGAGTAACAATACCAGAACCATCACACATTTCATACTGAACAAATCCTGCCAGAGTTTTTGACTTTCCTACAGCACTTGAGTTGAAGTCGATACGCTTACCACAATTTTTTAAGGAACCGTTATGTCCAGCAAAACTATTTATTCATGCCACATCTGCGCTGCATCTTTTGACAGCAAAAGTGCTTTAGGTGGTCATCATGTTTCACACCGTAAAAAGAAATCGAAATTCGAAGATAAGGTGTGTTGTATTTTTACAAAGAAAATTTTCCATGTAAGAAATTTAGAAAAGTTCCAGCAAGGCTTAGTTGGAACCTATTCCGAAATTCACAATTGTAAAGAGTGTCAGCGCCTAATATCTGTCGATAAAGAATTTTGTGGGTTTTCCTGCAGAGCAAAACATTTTAATGAAAAACGTAAAAACTCTAATTGGAAGCAAAGCGACTTCCAAAAGCAATCGGCATCGGATCACAGAAAAATAAAATCTGCCTTGAATAAAGGCGAAATATATATTGCGAAGTACACAAAAATAAGTTGCAATGTATGTAAACTATGCGACTTTTATTGGGTTTCGCAGTCAAAGAAGAATATTTGCTCTGATTGTGAAAAAATAGATTTAAAAACAATCCAACGAAAGAAAAGGTCGGAATACCTTTTTAATTTCGATGTTAAGAGCTATCCAGATTTATTCGATCTGAATATGGTTGAATCGATTGGGTGGTATTCACCATCTAAAAAATATAATAGAAATCTGAATGGGTTGACCAAGGATCATATTATCTCAGTTTCAGACGCGATTAAAAACGACTACGACCCTTACTACATTAAACACCCAATGAATTGCAAACTAATGCGACAATCAGACAATTCAAGGAAGAAAACAAAAAGTAGTATGTCATACAGTAAACTAAAAAGATTAGTTGAACTTTATGACATGAGCTAACGTTCCGTTTTGAATTAATCGAACCAAATATCTTTGATCATAGGGATGCACCATGTATCAGGATAGTAGGTCATAGACCTCCATACACCATCATGGCCTTTGAGGATATATCCATAGATACGAATACCATCTACTATGAAAATATCTACGAGTTTCATTTGATCACTTTCAACATAATATTCTGGTGGAGGTAACAGGAATCGAACCTGCGACCTACGACTTTCACTAAAAGATAAATATATGGTACTCACGAAATTAGCCGTTTCCAGTACCTCTAGCCACATTATAACACAATTTCAAAGGAACTGCTATGACCAGCAAAACTATTTATACATGCAAATTTTGCACCAAAACATTCACAACATTATTAGGTTTAAACGGTCATGCTAGAATGCATGGTAAATCTAATGGTAAAACAACATATCCCATTAGGGTTTGCTGTTTTTATACACGCAAAGTTGTTAGTGCTTCAAAATTAGAATCTTATCAACAAACATTATTAGGGTCAACATGCGGTGTTCATCCTTGTGACGGATGCGGCAATTTTATTTCAGATAGAACAAAATACTGCTCTGCGTCTTGTAGTGCGGCAATAACAAACAAAGATTACCTAAATCTCAAGAAACCAAAAACAAGATTTCACAAACTTTAAAAAACAAGCCTAAGAAATTAAAACCATTTGAGTTTAAACCAGTAAAAATAAAGAAAACTGATATTCTTGGACAATTCTCTAAACTTTTTCATTGCAAATGCTCACACTGCGGTGTTCTAAGTATAACACGAATAGCAAAGAAGTATTGTGAAACTTGCTCACCAATTTATTGTACAGAGCCAAGAAACAGATATAAATTTACATTCAATGTTTACAAATATCCCGACATTTTCGACTTAGAACTTTTAACAAAAGTTGGTTTTTATGCACCAAGAGGTAAATCAGGCAGTTGGAATCCCAATGGGCTTTCCCGCGATCATAAAGTATCAGTCAATGACGCACTGAAAAATAATTATGAACCATTTTACATTACACATCCATTAAATTGTGAATTAATGCCGCATCAACAAAATAACAAGAAAAAGAGTAAATCTTCAATTTCGTACTCAGAACTTGTTAAAATGGTTGATGACTATCAAAACACATTGCTCCAAGCCGAGGCATCGAACCTCGCCTAGAATTCCTTCCAGTCCTCCGGTTAACAGCCGGGAGCCTTCACCAAGCCAGCACGCTTGGAGCAATATGTTCTGTGGAATAAATTCTATTTGTAGCGGATACTGGATTTAAACCAGTGACCTCTTGGTTATGAGCCAAGTGAGATAGATCGGGCTTCTCTAATCCGCAACAAATAAAACTCTACTTATTCAACCATACCTTTTACCACAAAAAGATGGTGTGATATCAGAATCCTCAATGCGCTTGTTTAACTCAATTTTACTCGAATGCCTGTGTGCGCGTTCTTCAGTCTTCATAATTTTCTTAACACTGGAATATTTTTTTGCAAATTTACATTGGGTGCAAGAGCAAGATTTTGGTGTAGATTTATTTGACATTTGAATTCTTTCATATAAAACTTGGTACCCCGTACCGGATTTGAACCAGTGTACCCACCGTGAAAGGGTGGTGTCCTAGACCTCTAGACGAACGGGGCACATAAAAATTCGTGGTTAACTTGGGATTCTTACCCCAGACTTCATTAAGAGTACGTTCAAACCATATACTCATGTCTATTTTCTATCAGTTGATCAGGCTGACATTAATTTGAAATTCGCTCTACATTCACAACTTTCGACTCACTTGCACCAATTGATCTGTATGTTTGTGCCATTATAGCATATTGCTCTGCAATTTTCTTTGGGTCTTCTTGTTCATCGATCACATCAACTACAATTTCAACCACAATCGCATATTTGCTCATTGTCATACTTATTTACTTCTCAATTTTAACACAGCGCATGCTAGATGCATTACCATGTTTACCTTCAGTATCTTTTATGAAGTCAACGATTGCTACCTTACACTTTTGTTCGCTCGAAAACTCAAGCGTTGGAACTACGTAGTTCCCAAAGTGACCATTTGAAACAACTGCGATTAATACCCATACTGTGTTCATACTTATTTACCTTTCGTTTTCGATGACTTAATTATAACACACAAATACTAACAAAACAACATTTTGGCGGAAAATATGCGATTCGAACACATGCTGCTATTTCTAACAGAACTTAGATTAGCAATCTAGTACCTTACCACTCGGTCAATTTTCCACAGCTTGGGGTGTGATAACGGATTTGAACCGTTGACCCTCGGAATCACAATCCGATGCTCTAACCAACTGAGCTAATCACACCATTATATTTCGAAGTTGACAACTTAACCGCAATCTCTCTCAACTTCTAGAACTGGCTTCAAGCGGTCTAACCATCCAGTTCTTTTTATTCTTTGAACGAATACACGGCGTTATTTGAGATCAAACCCATAACTTTTGTCGTTCAGCCAACTCTTTCCGCTATTGTTTGCTTTCATTACCCTACTGAACCGACTTCCTTTCGTAAACGTCACATCCAGCCACAGTTGAAATTATCGCCCGTACTTAGATATGAAGACCAGTTCTTTGCGCTCTGGCTCGGTTTCCATCTACTCTACTACTAACAAACAACTTAGTATTTCTACATTATAACACAATTCTGGTGGGGCTGGATGGATTTGAACCACCGACGCGCAGAGCTTCAATCTGCCGCTCTACCAACTGAGCTACAGCCCCCAAAATTATGGTGAGTCTTGACAGACTTGAACTGCCGACCTATGCCGTGTAAGGGCACTGCTCTCCCAACTGAGCTAAAGACCCGTATTAGGACAAGATTCGCACTTGATAGAAGTCATTATACACCACTTCTGGTGTTTCTGCGGGATAATCTATCCGCGCCGAACTTTGGTGCTGGCGGTGAGACTCGAACTCACGTAGGTTTCCCGACGGCTTACAAAACCGTTGCAATTGCCGCTATGCGACACCAGCTAATCTAACAATAATGGCATGCCGAGAAGGAGTTTAACCTCACCTCCTATCGCGAATAGGCGCTCTGACGTTGAGGATTTAGTTGCGCACCTCTTTAAGCTACCGACATATAAAACTTTGGCATACCCCGTAGGCATCGAACCTACAACCTTCGGATTTGGAATCCGACGCTCTGCCAGTTGAGCTAGAGATATACATAAAATTCTTTGTCGGTGGGGATGGGTATGAACCACCAGCCTCTCGCAACCAAAACGCGAGTGTTCTATCTTGAACTACCCACCGACAAAGAATTCTAAAATGGTCTCGGTAGAAGTGCTCGAAACTTCCCCTCATGCTCCCAAAGCACGTGCGCCGCCATCAACGCTTTACCGAGATTTAATTATATCACACTTTTATAGAGTGTCAACTATTTATGCGTATCCAGAACCTTCGTTCATTTCAAATCCTTAAAATTTGTGGCAGGCCGTGTAGGATTCGAACCTACGACTTTCACTAAAAGATAAATATATGGTACTCACGAAATTAGCCGTTTCCAGTACCTCTAGCCACATTATAACACAATTTCAAAGGAACTGCTATGACCAGCACAACTATTTACTCTTCACCAAAATGCTCTTGCGTAATATGCAAGAAAGAATACTCATCAAAGGGTATAAATTCTCATTTCTTATCTGAACATGGTACAGATGAAGAAAAGTTCAAAATGAGAAAAGGTGCAAAACTCGGAATGGAAGCAAACAACAAAATTAGAAAAGTTAAAGCAGCTTCCAAATTAGAGAAACATACATACAACTACAATCTCTCGCCTAATTTTTGTAAACAATGTAATTGTAAAATTCCATTCAGTAAAAAATCAAATACATTCTGCTCAAAATCATGTTCCGCAACTTTCAAGAATTTATCAGAGGGTGCCAAAACAGAAGATTGCAAATTAAAAATATCCAAAAAGTTAACTGGTCGTAAAAGTACACATAAACGTGAAAAAATTTACGAGGGGCCATATACTCGTCTGGTTGGTTATTTCAGTGGCTCATGTGCAACAATTCTCAAGGGTGCTACCCTGTTGCTTCCTCAACCCGCGAAGGTTGATTTGCTGATTTTCTGGTTCTCTTTATACCGCACTGATACAAGCATTCCAGAAGACTTTTGAATTCCAGTTCTTATTGATGCCCTTCTAAGAACTGTAAATGTCACAACATGCCTTTGTCCGACTCTTTAAAGGCACAAGTCAGTCAGTTTTCCTGACTACAAGAATCCTCATACGAGAATCCTCTAACTTGCGTCTGACCTTGAGACATAAAATAATCAGCCATGCCAACTATTTGATCATCTTGTATCAGAATGGCTACTCCTAAGCCTACCTCCAACAGTAATTTCTAAAGAACTATTCAGCAATCAACTCGATCATTAATTGCTGTTGTGCTTATTATAGCACAGATTTAAAACTTATTCATCACGTTGAAAATGTAACACGTAAAAGAATACTGCGATTAGTGCCGAAACGGTTTGGTTAAAAACATCAACACTTGAAATAGGGCTTTCAATAACATGATCAAAAAACAATTTCGTAATAAAGCCTGCCAAAGAATAGCAGATAGCAAACCCAATAAAAGTTTTCCATTTTTGTTGCATATATTATCCTTGTTTAAACTGGCAACCATCACGACCCATCAGAACTGCACGATTAATGCAGTTATAGATAGCACTCTTCATTGCCTTTGTCCCACCACTAATCAGTGCATCAAAGATTTCTATCATGCACTCATCAACGAATTGCTTAAACGTTCCATCGTATTTCATAGCGAACCTATTTTGTTTTCGATGTGCTTATTATAGCATGGTTTTGGTGTGATAGTCAAACAAGGCATTAAAAACTGATTTGATATCATGATCATAAAAGCCTGAACTGTTAATGTTGTTAAATTCCAACACTTTAACTTCGTCATCGACCAAAGCAGTATCCATTACCACACAATCACATGGTAACCATACATCAGCCAATCTTTGCGCTTCTTCAATCACTGCAGTGTCTAATTCCTGCTGTAAATTCATTTGATCATGGGCACGGTACATTGACCCAGATATGACTTTACCACCAACAATGAACCAACGCCACTCGGCCTGAATAGTCTTTGGGGTATTGATCACGATATCAGTTTCCGGTGCCATGTAATAGCTACCTGGGCCACTTTCCATCATCGACTTAAACCATTCAATGATTTCCTTTGGCTCCATTACGGTACCAGAAAATTGCTTATCATCAAGGCTAGGTCGAATGAAGTATTCTTTATGCCAACGATCTTGATTGTTTTCAAGAAAAAATACCAACTCTTTTGCCGTTTGAATTTGATCATTCACCATATCAGAACGGTGTTCGACAAAGTTGTGATAATTCAACTTGGTAAGGTCATGATGCAAACCTTTCCATCCTCTTTTAGCTGCAACCCGAGCCAATAGGTTAGAACCGTAGGGAATATAGTTTAAACCTCCCAGGTCTTCGTTTGCCGCGATTTCTTCGGTAAATGGTATAGCACCTACCCAAACAACGGGAAGATGGCCTGTAGCCCTTCTAATCTTTTCAAGCGACTGAGCGTTAATGAGGTTGTGTTGGATTACGAATTTCATGCTAGTTCTTTCGCATAACAAATAAGTTCATCCAGTGTATCAACCATGGGAATATTAAACCGATCACAAATAATTTCCACATTACCCTTGCGCCAAAACCCATCAGGGCAACAAACAACAGCATTGCGATATTGACCTGCAATTAACCCTAACTCCATTAGAGTAATAGGTGATTTCGTGTTTGGATCAAAGTAAAAAACAATAAGCGAAGACTTAAACAAGTGATCAATTTCCCAATTGACTTGCTGATTGAACTGCTTATCATGAATGCTTTGAACCCATGAAGAATCCCAGTCATCGCGGCGAGGATTGTAGATAGTTACTTCAGTACCACTTAATGCTAATGCGGTCGTGAGTCGAGTTTGCCAGTCTTCAGCAACACCCATTTCAATAGAGCCTGCCAGAAAAATGGAAAATTCATTCGATTTTACACTACTTGTATCTTGCGGGGATTTAAAAATTTTCATAGCTTGTTCAACTCTCGCCAACCGAGTTTTGCAATATGATATTTTTGGTGTCATCTTCACCAACAAGTAAACCACCAAAGATATGAACAAATTTTTTAGAACTCATGAAAAAATGAGTACAACCAGCACGTTCTTGTCGAATTGTTTTAAGTTTTCGTTGTTTCATAAATTACCAGTCAATGTTAATCAAGTATTTTCCAGCAGGAATTAAACCCCTCTTATAAAGGTCATCAACCACTACATCAACATGTGGATAGAAATTGCGTTCCCACCAAAGGCACAACCCATGGTCACGATCCCATTCATCTTCAGTGTCCAATTTTTGGTTTGGATCACGTGCAAGCCATGATGCAAAAGAAACACCCATATCTTCTGAGTTTACCTCTTCTTCTACAGTGGCACTTTCATGATCCTCTGGGACATATTCATCATCAAAAGGTAAAGTAAATTCATATGTGCCACGATCCTTACACCCATCCTGTTGTTGAAATGAATACGTTCTTCCATACGTTTTTTCAACTAGTGAGTCAAAATCTTGAACTGAAATTACGTTAACTGTTTGTATTTTAATCATATAAATTTTACCACCGAATAAGATAACCAAAATTTTTGTGTTGTGGCCCATTACCATCATCATCCGCAAGACCTCGGGGCACATACGAAGCACCATGCCAAGACATATTTGCACTGAATCCAAGTGTCCCAAGTTTACTCAGAACCATTTTATTCAAGGGTGTTGATGGTAAGTTGTTGAATGTTTGTTCTGCATCAAGAAAATAAAACAACTCACGTTTACCTTCTTTGGCAGCATTAGTAATTAGTGGGTCTAGCGTTTTCAAAACTGCATCAGCTTCAACACCAGATTCAGCTACTAATTCACGTGCCTGAATTGCATTGATCATTTCTTATTCCTTCTACGATAAAGTTCTGTGCATGCATCATTGACCTGATCAAGATACTTTGCTTCTGCAACAGGGTTGAAATCTTTCATACATTTTGCAGATTCACCCGCATCCTGAATAATAAACTTCAACTCAGCGTCAGTTTTGTTTTTATATTGGTTTGCCATTTAAGCCACCACATTGTAAGGTTTATCCCAAGAACCGATGTTGATATCAATGTAGTGACCACAATCAAAATAGTCTGTCTGTACATCGCTATTGTCATAGTTACCTACATTCATGGCAGCAACCAACTCTTTCAGAAAGAAATATGTTTCACCTTGGTGATTGTCTTTCAGATAGTAGGGGTTGATGCTAATTTTTTCACAACCTTGACAGTCTTTTGTTTCACCCATCACATCCAACTTACCGGATTTGATGTTCACAACGAGAGTGGAATTATGGCGAACTGCAATAGTGCCCTTCATGTTGTACTTCTTCAGTACAGCTTTGATAGCAGGAGACATAGCAGCTTTTTGTTGTTGAGACATGTAGGCCATAATTCGTTACCTCGTTTGTGTTTCGATGAATGAATTATAACATAGATTTTCTCTTTTACACAAAAAAAAATCTAAAAATATTTGGAGCGGGTAGGGATAATCGAAATCCACTCTGCACAGCTTGGAAGGCTGGCGACACACCTTGTGCTTACCCGCAAAATTTGTGGGAGAGACAGGAATCGAACCTGCACACCTTTCGGTACTGGCTTCTTAAACCAGCGCGTCTACCTATTCCGCCACTCTCCCAAATTACCCTACATAGACAGCCTGTGGTACATTTTAGAAGTGACTCCAACTTCATGAAACCAAACTCAGGATTTACAGGAACTTTACACTTTAACAGTTAAGGCTTAATAAATTAAGTCTTGACTCCTGAACCTTAAACGCTGAACTCTAAACTTTGAACTTTGAGGTTCCTTATTTAAGTTGCATTAAAAGTGCAGTGCCCGAATTTTAGTTCGACAGGCGAGGAACGGTCTTGTAAAAATGTTCGTCTATGTACGGTAAAAACTTTTTAGAAGTTCACTTCAATTTCTGTCCGTGCATTGCTTTCAGACAACAAGAAATCCAGTTCTGTGTCAACCACGGAGATTTCATCCTTCATGGTGTTGATCTTAGTCACAATTTCCAGTGGATCAATCAATGCTTGTTCTTTCTGGGCTTTTTGTGCAGAAGCAACAGTATCAATATCAGCCTGAGAAACTTTGTTCTTGTCAGTACCCAAAACTTGGCTCACCATGGTTTCAATGGTGGATTCCAGCTTGGTATTTGCTGCATTCACCAAGTTGATAGCTTGGGTGTAACGCTGAGACATGATGTTCACCAGTTGGCGCTTGGATTCAATTGACTTTTTCAGTTCAATTGTTTCAGCAACAGACATTTGTAAACCAGAGACAGTCAATTGAGTCACTGCATTGGATTGAACAATCTTGCGCTTCAGTTCTTGACGATTCTTCAACAGCGATTGAAACTGATCCCAAGAAGATGTGATTCCCTTGGAAGTTGCTTCTACGCTAGAACCTGCAACGGTTGCATTAGCACCACGACCTACTTGGATACCAACCCATGTTCCCTCCATGGACAGACGGGACAACTTTTCATCAATGCGCTTGATTTCAGCCAATGCGCGGGTAACGGACATTTTTGTCATTTTAATTCCTTCATTATATTTACTTACTTACACAATATCAGTTGTACCAAAGTAGGAATCGAACCTACGTTGCGACCTCAAGACGGGTACGTATCCTTGCCTCTAGATGATTTGGTACGTTTTCTTTATTCTATCACAGTTTTTGAATCTTGTACATAGCCAGTGATTTACCACCTAACAATTCTAGCTTATGTGCGTTACGATCATTGGTCGCATCGACATTCAGGTTCAACCAAGGAACCATCTTACCAGATGCATTTTTACCAATTCTAACATGACTCACAGTAGCAGTCAACACACCACAATTACTTTGGTAAGAGATACGATCACCACCGTTCAATTGTGCATAAGAAGTAATGTGTGTCATGTTTAAACCTTTTTGAATTTCGATGGTTAGATTATATCACTGTTTTATTCAACTTTGCTCGTTTTGTGTTTGACGCACCAACAAATGATTTGTTAAGAGGTGTCATTGCTAATTATTTCCAATCACTGGCAACGTAGGTTTCTTGATTCACTTGCAGAGGAAACTGAAAATAACCGTTTTGATCCAAGTGACCATACCCAGCAGTAGTTGAACCACAAATTCCTGTAGAGAAATCTGGTTTCACGCCGCTATTGAACTTGTCAGAAGCGATAGCCCGACGAACCTTCAGTGCTGCGTTATCGACTGTCTGTTTCAGCGTAACAGTTCCAACAGCAGGCGCAGTACGAATCAAGGTACTCTGAATTCGCAAGATTTCTTCGCACAGTGTAATTTCCAGATCAGTCATAATTTACCTCGTTTGAATTTCGATGAATGAATTATATCACACTTTTTACTGAATTACTTCTTTTTACCAATCTTAGCAACAACTTCAGCTTTAGACTGCAGCAACTGGCATAGAAAATGTCGGTATGTGCGCAAGCAACCCTCCGTGTGTTTTGTTTGCTCACCACTTTCAAGCATTGCAATCTTAGCTTCCAACTCTTTCTGTTGCGCACGATGCCGTTCGATGTCTGCGTTAAGTGGAACATCTTTCCAGAAGAATTTAGTCATTTTGATTACCTCTTTTGTTTTTCGATGATTGAATTATAGCACAGTTTGTATGAAGTTTTGGAATCGAACCAAAAATTTGTTGCCAATCAGTGACGCCTTTTTCTGATATCGAGGGCAACAGCTTAACCTTTAGCTGACTTCATTCTTTTCTTTCCATTGTGACCAGATTATATCTGCTTCTTCCTTTAATTCTTGATTCAATTTTTTTCTTCTCACATATGCATTGATGCTTTTTTCAAATTTTTCCATCAATTCTTCAGGAGAAATTCTGCCACAGAAAACTTCCGATGAACTATATGCATCTATTACTTTACTTGTTCTTCGTGTCCACCACTTCAAAAATGGAACAGTTTTTACAATACGCACCTCACCATAAAAATCTGGCTCCAATACCATATCATAGTATTGATCATCTTCTTTACAGTAAACATGCATTACTTGATTATATGCGTTCATTCTTCACTCGCAAGGCGTTTAATGATTTCTTTTCCTTTTGCAATGTCTTTATGCCACTGCTGATTATTAGTGACTGAGGTTTGCACCGCATCACATTCTTTGCAACCATCGCGGTATACTTGTTTAGGTTTCCACATCTTTGCAAAAGTCAAAACGTTTGGATTTTCTACTCGCGGATACACGACAGCACAAGACTTACGACCATCAAGTGTTTTTTTCTCATGACCCAAGTATACGCTTGGTAGTTGACTAATTTTGTCAAACTCTTTTTGATTCACTCGAATGACTACCTTCTTAAATGAGTCAGCAAACCAAATATCGTATAGCTCAGAGCCTGCGAAAATGCGATCTGCCGCTAAAACAGAGTGTGATACTAGTGTTGGTACCATGTAGTCTGGAAAATCGTCTAGAACCGCGATATACAGCTTCAAATCGATCATTGTATTTTCTATCATAATATAAAATGGTGCGACCAGAGGGATTCGAACCCCCAACAGACCGTGTAGAAGACGGTAATTCTATCCAATTGAATTATGGTCGCAAAAATGTTTATTCGTTATCCAAATACTCAGTCATGAACATCAAGAAAAACCAACGAGCTTCTTGGCGACGTTCAGGTTCGATATGCTTCCAGGTGTTCATACCAAAGGATGTCATACCAAATAGACGCATCTCTTCTTTCAAGATATTCTCATTTTTATAGCTACCTGCAACATGATATAGACAGTCGCAAATATATGGTGATGAAAAGTTAGTGGAATTTTTAGCGACTACGACAAATTCATTTTGGTGCGGGTGCAATGTGCCTTCGCACCACTCCAAAATAAGAATTTCAGTAGCTACATTGAAAAATGCATCAGCTTTTTCGGAGTTTTTCATTTTAAGTTTCTTTTGTATTTTGACAACTTGATTATACCACTAACTTACGCGAGTAAGTGCATCAATGAGCAAAATGATTCCAATAAAAGGGTGATCATTACAAATAAGATAGATCGCGAAAGTAAACTCAAGCAAAGGCATAAAATTCCTACATTAAGTGGCGGGGTGTGTGAGATTCGAACTCACGGAGCCATTTCTGACTCAGTTGCTTTCAAGGCAACCGCAATAGACCACTCTACCAACACCCCAATTTGATTCTTGATTCGATGTTGTCTGCCCACAACACCAGGAGAAAAAACGAGAAAGAAAAATCAAGAATCAAAAATGGTCGGGACTTCTCGCACCCGCAGAATCAACAATGTAACTCTTGATCTGAGTTGTTCGGGCGCTACCCGACTTGCTCTTTTTTTTGTTGATAGGATTCGAACATACACAAGCACCGGCTTACAGGAGGGCTACTTTAAGGTGGTAAACACCGCTATCCCACTATTATCCAACCAGTAGGGTATACCAATTCCCCTTCACAACAAAAATAAGTGAACCCTTTGCAACTGCACATCCTGAGAAGGAATTTATCGACTTTGCCAGCAGTTTTCTTGCAATTCAACGTCATGTCTCTGTTACTTAGACGTTTAGGGTTGCAAACTTGGTTTACTCGGATAGTTTCGATCTACCGACCTCCCCATTAAAAGTAGGGTGCTCTTCCACTGAGCTACGAGTAAGTATTCTTCAATCAAAACGGATGGTAGAACCTTTAAACCATCCAGAACAGACAACACCGGTCACTGTTTTACCGGATGGGCTTTTAGCTTTGAATCCATCAGAAAAACTGTCGTTTTTATCACAACCAAACATACTATATCCAGTCATTTGGATTTCAGTGTAACCATTTTCGTTCAATACACGTTCTGCTTTACTTGTATTTGTGCATGCACTCAAAATTACAACTGCAGCGATGACCAATAACTTTTTCATAATAACCTCAAAAAATAAATGGTAATGGATCAGCACCTACCTTGCGACCTTATTTCGACAAACTACAAAATTTTCATTTTGCCACATCGTGCTACTTAAAGCATTTTCGCATCGTACCCTATGATTCCCCATTACCCCCGAGTGTGGTTCGGGTTTAAACCTAAAATAATCATTGCCGGTATCCAAGGATTTGAACCTCGAATCCATTCTACCCCCAGCACCGTTCGGATTCCTGTTAAGCGGGATTGGTATTTATCCCGACTTCGTTTCATAAGATAACACTCTTATGTCACTACTGCCCTATTCTCCGATGCCTTGTTAGGTAAATTGTCCTCTTAGACCACAATATCAGTTCTTTCTACTGACTCTGTTTTATTAAAGGCAGATACCGGCAATGACCACTTAACTCTATTGTAACACAAATTTGCCAGAGTGGATTCGAACCACCAAATATCTTTCGATATTTTTTGCAGGGCTTTCACCTGCGACTCTACCTCATTTCGTCCACTAGCAAAACTTTATATATGAGAGCCAACTGAGATTCGAACTCAGGACTACACAACCAAATCATATTTCTGGTTGACCTACCGACTTGCCGTTACGTGCGATTGGCTCTCATATATAAACTGTTCGACCATATGTAGGGGGATTCGAACCCACCGCTGTGCCCGCCTTAAACCAACTTGGCTACACCTCCATTACGGAAGTGGTAGGATTCGAACCTACGAATGGGCACGTGCTAACCAACTACACTATACTAGGTCTAGGAGTAATTACTTCCTATTGTAAAACAAAATTCGTCAACTTTGTATCACATGTAAGAATTATATCACATTTTTCTTACATGTGGGAACTATTTCTAATTCCTCATCAAGTTCTCAACTGTCACGGCTTTCTGTTGAGAATCCTACGCAGATAGCTCTTGCTACCTTGTCCGAACCATTCGATGTGTGTAGGATGACTTAATTATAGCACACTTTTAATTCCAAGAAGACAAATCAGCTTGCATTTGTCGAATTCTTTTCAAGGCATCTGTATTTCTAGGTGAAATTTCATTTGCCAAGATATGCAACTCATGAATTATATCCGAATACAAGTAAGACATCAAACCATTTCTCGCTAAAGTATGGTTAGGGTTATCTCCTGTAGGAAACTGACCTGTAGCAAAAATTCTCAACTCATGTTTATATCTATCAACATATGGCGCATCATAAGATGGCTTTAGATGCTCCATACCATATTCAACTTGAATGAACTGTGGTGAAAACTCGCGAGTTGCGGTTTTATCTGTTCGAAGTTCTTTCTTGATCTTCAATTCCATTTTAGATTTGCACAATCTTCAAAACTTCGCCAGTTTCTGGGTTAATAGTGACTTCCACATTAGAAACGCCATCATCATACCATGTAAGGTATGGCTTGCCACTTGAAACACTGGGTAAATTATATGCGATTCGACGCTTCATAGTAATAGGCGAAACTTCTTTTGGTTTTACACGATACACACCCTTAACACCCCAACCTGGATTTTTATTCTCTTTCCACAGTTTTGTGCGCGAATCAAGCTGCTCAATTACAGCACCATTTGCCCACTGAACAATCAAATCAGCATGAGTATGCTTTTTATTTTTTTGTGCCACAATTTGACCTCTGTAAAGTTCAAAGTTTGAAGAAAACCAAGCCCCAGCAGTATCTTTCAAATACAGTAAGGTACCATGGTCAGTGCATCGCTCAACTGTATATACATTACCGACGCGCATAACGTTGGTATCAACATTACCATCGACATCAACTGTGCGAACAACTTTATCACCTGCTTTGAATTTCATAGTTTTTCCTTTATGTTTTGGAGGCGCATACCGGAATCGAACCGGGTCTTAGGATTTGCAATCAGTGACCTAAACTTTCTGCCAATGCGCCTTAATATGGTGGGTGTGGATAGGATTCGAACCTACATTAGTGATGTACTCACAACTGCGTCACTCGCAGCCCCGATTCTCCAAGTAATTGTACATTTTACACATCGAGAAGCACACCCATATTTCATTTGGTGCGGCTAGGTGGATTCGAACCTCCAAACAACAGATTTTAAGTCTGTTTGCGTTACCTATTAGCATACAGCCGCTATTTTTTCTAAAATCCCTTCTATTGTAAACGATTTTTTATCATTGGCCCATAGTATAACACATCTGGTGCTATATTCAAACTCAAATTGTTCAATTTTTTTAAGTTGAGATTCTTGTTTCGCATATCCTTGATAGGTTGTGGTAGGTTTTCCTTTCCATTTTGCTTTCGGATCAAGGTAAACATCAAATTTAGGCAAATAAAAATCTGGTTGATATGTTCGATTATCAGATAACAAAATTTGATTTGGATGCATCCATTGAATATTATTTCTATCTAATAAATTCGCAACTTGCCATTCATGTATAGATTCGAGATTGAATACATTTCCAAAACTATCAATATATGGTATATAATTTCTTTTCCATCGCAAAACCGGGTCAATTGCAACTCCTGCTCTAGCGGCTTTCCACAAACCATTTTCAAAAGATTTTTTATGATTTGCAACCTGTCGCCTTGTAGGTTCATAATTTTCTGTAGTTTTACCTTTATTATGTTTCATTCTATCTTTAGAATCTTGAGACATAGACTCATAAACAGATTTTGCATCACGACCCGACTTATAAGTTTCCTTACACTTTTCACTGTTCTTTTTTTTATTTGCAGGACAAGAAGCGTGTGATTCGCAACACATTAATCTGTCACTGCTGTTTTTAAACAATGCTAAATTCCCACATCCATAGTCACACAATTTATCAGTTACTATAGGCTCAGATTTTTTTCTCATACATGTACTCCAAAAGGTTATACATGTATTTAATGATTTCTGAATTTCACCAGTGCGTCTACCTATTTCGCCACTCTCGCATAACTTGATTATAGCACAGTTTTACAACGAATCAACAAACTTCCAAACTTTATAGAACCAAGAATTCTTAAAACGTTGATCTTCATAGATCACATCCGCAGCTTCAGCAAGAAGAGGTGATAATCGGTCTAACTGTTTTACATGACCCATTTCATAAAGTCTTCTGCGAACATCTGCTGCTGCGCGAAGTCTAAGAACTAACTGAAATTTATTATCCATTAGTTACTCAACTCATACTTAATGATATGGTAACTCTGGTTTTGCGGCGTTGATGTTTCAGTTGGCTGCATAGCAAAAATAAATTTAACATCTTTTTGAGATTGTTTAATTAAACCAGGTACGTTACCAAATGTGTCAACAGATTCTTTTTCAATGTTTCTGCTGTGACCAGCATATGATTTTCTAAACTTTTGAATAATTTCTTCAATTTTCATTTCACTCGCCTCATTTTAAAAATTTCCATGTCGTAATCACTCTCACCCCAGTAGTCTTGATAATGAGAAAATTCAACATGAGCAAAGTATCGCCTACGTTCACCCACCTTCATTTTTCTGAAGATGTAATTGAATCCAAACTGTGACATTAAACCAACACAATCACTCGCCCATTCTCGATAGTAAATGCTGCGTTCAAGATCATTAGGTTGACGACAATAAAACATGCGATATTCAAATGGAACCCATTGAGAATCGAATCGTTCTACAGTAAAACCAATTCGAGAAATTTGTGATGTTACGAGTGTCATATTAATTCCATAATTATTAGTGACGGTGATGTGTCCGTCTTGACCCTTTCGTGGTCAACATTCAACTAGTTCACGCTTTCTCTTATTTTACATCGTGTCCGGTTACGATGCTCTTCCCACCCTAGGAAACTTAGGTATTACATCTTTTCAGTCTTATTGATAAACTCAAAAAGGTCTGTTAGTGTAAATTCGGTATTTTCAACTTCGTTGCCATGTTCGTCAAAAATGTAAACACCAGTTGCACTGTTAATAATTTGACACCCCAACTCGGCAGCAGCAACTGCCGCTTCAAAGGCATCATCAAAAACACCAATGTCAGTCTCAAGAATAACACCTTGATTTACTTTTTCACCATCAAATGAAATCAAAACAAGTGTTGGGCTGTACATTACAACAAGTGTATCACTTTCATCGTAATGCGGAAATTGATTTAAGTTAATATCAAAAGACGTTGGTGCAAAATAATCAAATGGTTGAATAGCCTTCATAAATTAATCTTCCCACTTGCTAGATTTTTCGTTGGCAACATACAGTGTGTATGTCTTACCAGTGTTTGCAAAACGAGCAATGCGCTTTGTAGACAGTGATACTTCATAGTTACCACTCATCAATTTAATGTTTTCCAAACGAATGTCAACCGCAAAATTACGATCAGTTTCCCCAACATCAACACTAAATGTATTGAACGAGGTGGATGGATTACCGTCTTTATCCAGAGTCAACAATGTGCATGTGATCTTGCTACCGTCGCCACCGATGCGCAGCATTTCAGAACCCAACACAGCGCCTGCCTTCAACAGTGACTTCAGGTTTTCTTCAGTCAAAGTAAATGTTGCGTCAAAACTTGGCTCTGGCAATTTCTTATCTGGGAATGCCAAAATCTCAGGCGCAGCATATCGATATTCTACACGATTTTTACCTTGGCTAATGGTCAAAGAAGACTCACCAAATTCCAGTTCTGGTTCGCTAAACAAGCTAATCACGCCAAGCAATTGAGACAGGTCATAGATACCAAAGGATTTTGGAAACTCGTCTTCAATAGTAGCACCCGCATACATGTTACGCTCGACAGTACGAGTATGAATGTAGTTACCCGCTTCAATCATCACGTTACGATTAATGGAGGAAAAGTTCTTCAAAATTTCCATGGTTTGTTTGCTAATCTTCATTGTTATTCACTTTCTCTAGGGTTAAAATAATAAGTTTACTATGAGTTTTAAATTTTACAACCGTACCACTCATCAGCATAATGTACGGCGGCAGCAATCATGTTTTTGTAAAATCCTTCGGAGTATGTCAACTGCCTCATCTGTTTGATAAAGTCTGTTTTCATCGCGATCAACTCAGTTAATGTGTACCTGCGCGTCTCACACATCTCCTGCATCATTCCAATGTCACCAGATCGGCGCAGATAATCTGTACCACCATCGACACTTACAGAGCCACACCCACAGGCGCGGAAATCATGTCGGTGGGTTGATTCAACAACATCACCGCAAGACTTGCATTTAACGGCATTCCTAACAATCTTATAGAAGTGCCGTTTATAAGTCTCAAGATGCTCCATTGATTTGTTTAATCCAAAGTATTTGGTCGTGACAATCATCTAACGCATTGTGATGTGTACCTGTGCGTTTAGCTGTTTTTGTGTCAAAACCGGCAGCTTTATAAATGGTTCGGCAATCCATCTGATTCCAATAGAACCACATCAATTCATTTTCAGTCAACCGCAACATATTTTTTATTGGTGGAAAGTCAAAGTCGATACCATTTGACCAAACCTGTACATCAAATTTGTTGGTGTTGATCCGCATGAATTCGGTAAACTGGTCAGCAGCTTCTTTGACAGCGACACCATTTTTAATCCAAGCGCGTACCGCTTCGGGTTTTTGTTTTCGCCACCAATCAAGTGTATCCTGTGTGATTGACATTGCGTACTGTTTACTATCACGTGGATCAATGTTGATATAAAAGTCTGCAGTATCATTGTTATGCATATTGAATGCAACTGCACCAATTGACACTATCGCAGCATCTGGAAACGTACTAAGCGTCTCCAGATCAATCATTACATTGTCAAACATTTTCTTTTTGCATTTCTTGCCAACGCACCAGAGAGTCGATAGACTCTTGAATATCTTTACTCACATCTTTTCCAGCACCGCGCCCACCGGCTACCAACAGCTTCTTAACCGCATGCTGAATGCATGGATCAGTGACATTAAAAAGTGACAACACACGATACACATCAATATATTTCAGTTTTGAAACATCCTTGAAGTAATGATTATGTGCGCGTTTATCTTCTGATGGTTTAATAGAAATTACGTTATCAACCCATCCATTAGTAAGTGCTGGTACTGAAACTGTACCATCACGCGACGGAATATATTCTCGCGTACTAATACTGCCAGCACTAATGCTAGGAACTACACCAGTTGGGTATGCGGGTGCGGGTGGTAATTCATCAAACATACTATTACTCATATTCATTTTCCTTTACTTAAAACCTTGTAGTGATTTTTCCACAAGTTAGATTTACCGTTAAACAATTTCTCAATAGCTGTATCGAGCATATAAGTATCAGCCCTGTCAGTTGGTGAGCGTACACTACGCCCAATACCTTGCAGAATCTTCAAGAGCGTCATTTCTTGATACACTATAGGATAGTTATCACAAATGTACTTAATTCGCTTGTCGCCAAGTGATGCATAGGGCGCTTTAAGCAAGATTTGATATTCCGACTCAGCAATATCAAACCCTTCCCAAATGCTAGGCGAAACTAGCAATGCTCCACCTTTATAATCTTTGAATTCACGGATCAACTCGGGTAATTTCTTACCACCCGACACATGCTCAAATACTTTAACACCCTTCAGATTTTTTGCAACTGCATTGCCTAGATAGAATGATGGTGCAATCAATAGCCCCTTGTCGTCAGAGTGTCGCTCAGTGATCTTTTGCACCATTGTGCGCAAGTCAGTAAGTACACTAGGGTCTTTCAATGTGTTGTAATTGAGAGCGTTTTTACCCACAAAGAAAATAGGTTTATTCTCTGGTGGAAACACCGGATCAAGCATGATAAACGCGCTCGAATCTTTGTCAAGACCAAGAATATTCCACGCGATATTTTCAGTGATCGTGGCAGACATAAACAAGTTCTTTTCACCCAAACATGCTTCAATAGAATCAGACACAAAAATAGTCTTAATCGCGGCACAATTTGGCGCAGTGTTATCAAACACATGTTCATACTCTCCATCAATCAAAAATTTGATCCGCTGGAAGTTGTTTTCGTACTTTTTTGCCATCTTTGCATACTTCATAGCAAGCACCTTGTCATGATCCTTGATCAGACTAGCCTGTGATGTGAGTGTCGATGACGCGCTCTCATAAATTTGACCAAGCACCTGGATAATCTGCTCATAGCTCGACTCATGCACTTCGTTGTTTTCAAGTTTTTTCTTGAGCATGGCTAGGCCTGCAGCCTCATCATTACAACGGTCATTGACATTACTCAACTCGTCAATGTACTTAGACAGCAATTCAGTTGTGATAAGGATTTCAGTAAAGCTGGTATATGCATCGTTGAATGTATGTGCTTCATCAAAGATGTGCAGCTTACGAGTTTCTAAATGACCAGAATTTAAACTGGCAGTCAAAAAGTAAGAAAAATTGGTGATAAGGTTGTCGGTCTTATTGACCATCTTTTTTGCATGGTCAAACTCACACCCTTTGCAATACTTACCCACTTCCATTTCATGGAGCAAAGGCTTGCAGCACTCTTCACCTGTTGCAGATGTTGCACTAGGCTGCGCTTCCATAAAGGCACATGTGTAATTTGAAGCACCTTTAATCTGAAAAAACTTGTGATGATCAAGATGCCCGAAAGACTCCGCATACTGTTTGGCTAGACCATTCGTACCCATCAAAATAATGGATGAAAGCCCAGGAGGTTTTTCCGATAGTGAATCAACACACCCCGCAATCACTGCACCCAAGATCGATTTACCGATACCTGTAGGTGCGTTTAAGACTACGTTCTGTTTTTTGTTATCAAAAAATTCAACGAGAACCTGATTGATAATCTCTGTTTGATTACCACGTGGTTCCCGTTGAATATTCTTAAAAACACTTTCGATTAAAGTTTGATACTTCAAGTTTCATTAAACGCCCGTTAGAGCGTTTTCCATAATTATTAAGGGGTTGGTATCAGTCTGACTCAAAAACCGCTTCTGGGGCTGGTTTGGCCTTTTTACGGCTTGGTTTCTTTGCGTTCTTTTGCTCGTTATGCTTCATACGATTTTCAACACGTTTGGCAATCTGTTTTGCACTGAACCAGAACTCACGCCCTGTTTTCAACTCTTTCAGTTCAGACTCAGTTAAGAATCCACCATAAACTTCATCAAACAAAACGCCAAGCTGAGACACCGAAAAGTCTGCATGGTGTTTTACGTTGTGCGCAAAACCACCAGACCCAAACGATGCAGAATGAACCATCATATTCGCAGCATCAGTAATCATGATTTCATTACATGATAGTGTGATAATACTTGCTGCAGAGTGACATTCACCCACAACAATAGCTCTCACGTTTGCCTGACTTGCTTTGATTGCTTCGATGATAGCCAAAGCAGTATACAAATATCCGCCACCGTTATTGATAAACAAATTGAATTCATCATGTGGGCCAGCAGCACACAGAGCATCAATCAAATCACGATATTTTTTTGCTTCACCGATATGTTCATCCAAGTATACACGATAATTTGTCAGTGTATGACGGGATGCACGAATCATTGATGATTGTGAGGCTCCGATTTGAATCATTTCCATTTCATCGTCACCATCATCACTACGACTGCGGCGCATTAGAGTATTTTCCATAAATCAGTTCCTTCTTCTGTTAGTTGTTTTTGATAGAGTATCACAACAGATTTAACACCGATTTTCTTAGCAAAATCAATAGTAGATTTTGTGCCTTTTGAAACACCATCCCAAAAGGCATAAACGATATCAGAGGCATTTACAATGTCTTTGTTACGCTTAAACCCAGCAGAATTGTCATATACACCATTTTTATACCAAACAGGTATAAACTCTAAAAGTGGTATATTATTTTCGTTTGCGTATCTAGCGCCTAGAATGTCAGCACCGATAGCACCACCCGAAACAATTTGTGTTATTTCAAGTGGTGCTAAAGTTTTGCTAAGTAGATCGTAATCGCTAAATCCGCGACTTCCGACTACAGCGACTCGCATTAGACAGTTTGATACTTACGACGAATAGAGTCAACAAACACTACACGGTGGCTAATCATGTCACGATGACCATCACCCTTCAAATTCACCACAGCAGCTTTGTCGTTACCCACGCTTGCCAAAACGCGAATGGTTTGACCGCTTTTCTTGGATTTAAACTTTTGACCGACTTTCACTTTCAACATAATGTTTTCCTTTTAAAAATACTGAATAACTGATTCAGCGACAGTTACGCCTGCAAAATGAAATCAGCGACAACGCCAACCTTTGCAAGTGTAGAACCTTCTGGAAGCTGAGACAACAGAGCCATTTTAGCATCGGTTGAACTCATGGAGATGACAGCAACAACTTTAGAGTCGCCATCAGGTGTTGTAAATTTGTAACTGAACACCTTTGGTCGCCCTTGATCTTCAAGTACATCAATCACTTCATCGCTTGTCTGTTTTGTATCTTCCATAACAATTCCTTAAAAATTCATTATAGCACAGATTTACTATGCTCTCCACTTTCCATTGATAATATTGATCAATTGACGCTTGCCATTCGAATACACAATACAGTGGGTGTTGATCCAACTAGATGGGCCAGATGTATACTCCAGCTTCAAGTTGCTGGAAGTGCCTACCTGATATGCGCCATAGATGATTCCTGGCGTGTGGCTATGACCAATCACATAACGTTGAGACAAGTCAGCATATTGGTTAATCGAGCCACGCGCACCATTTTTACCCTCATGTCCGTGAGAACCTAATTCTACACCAGAAATACTGAAGGATTCGCCATGCGCTAAAAACTGCGTTCTAGGCGTATCAACAGACTCACAGTACAGTTTAAATGGGTCAGCATAAGAAACTCCACTCTCACCTTGCTTCAATGTATTGAGTACATTATACATCATTTTATGGTAGAAAAGTGCATTCCATGGCTCATGTTTGATATCAACTGTTGTTAGCCATTTAGTCAAGTGATCACTATGATTAGAAGGGACAATGATATTTTTATAGTTACCAAGGGTTGTCTCTTTAATATATTCAACCGTCTTTTTTAACTCATCTTCGACCTTATCCATACCAAAAACGTGTTTTGCTACAGTCTTGATAGAGTCGCCCCTATGGTGATGACTACCGGAGTACATATCCAACACATCGTGACGCACAACAAAATCAGGGTTTAACACATTGACAATCGAATCTTTGTTTGTGTATGTCGCCGCTTTGACTGTAGGGGATGCAAAAATTGCATGCTCATCACCAGTAACCAAGGCAGCAGCATAATCAAAACCGTCTGGCCCATGTTTGCTGTCTGCAGACCAAATATTACCTATATCACGGAATTTGTTATCACCGTCACATGATAGCACACGAACATGAAAATCATTATCACTATCGATTTCAACCAAAACAGCAGAATAGGAATGGTTGAATTGTGCTTTTTCACCAACTTTGTTGTTTGCATACTGAGGGTGACTAATTGCACCTGTCGTATGCAAAATTGCAGGATGTCGAGACGCGCTTACTGCACTTGCTTTCATTCGAAGCTGTGGTGAAGGTACAATTAATGTATCACCACGAGAAAGAGACTCTAAGCCTGCCAATGGGTTAACTGTTGTCGGTATGAAGTTGAATTTACCCATAACAAAAACTTCGTCATGAATCTTTAACTTTGTTGTAACGAGAGTGTGTTCTACATCCTCGGGGATTTCATATTCCAAAACATCATAATCACTTGCACGGTAGTTGATAGGAACAATCAACAATTCAGCATTGTGATAATCACAATAGTTGCGCAGAGCGTATAAAAATTCCTCATGCACAGGAGTATTGTTTTGACAAGATGTAATCACATACTTGCTCACTGCGCCATCACGTACAGGTTCAGCTACAACATCTTCTAGTTGTTTACTAAACCAACGGTTACAAGTTTGACACATATATCGTTGTGTCGTTGTGCCATTTTTGTTCAGTCGATTTTTAATAAACTTAGTGTCTGCAGATGTGCAGTGTGTACAATTATGCATCTTTTTCCTAAAGTTAAGAGCGAGTTTTCCAAAATAATAAATAAAAGAAACCAATATCACGAAAGAAAACCATGCCAGCAAAGATTAAATGGAGCATCGAAGAAGATGCGTTACTAACAGATTTATGGGTAAATTCTACACTACCTTCAAAAGAAATCAAGATAGGCAATAAAACGCTACGCCAAATGCAAACTAGATCGACGCAGCTTGGGTTGAAACGCAACTTAGAAGCAAAACGTCTAGCGACTGTAGAATTCAATAAAACCAAAGGGAGAGATTTATCACCCGAGGTACTTTACAAAATAGCAAAACAATATACAACATTCCAAGAATTTAAGTCATGTGACGAAAGTGCTTACACTACAGCCTTAAAACAAAAATTATTGGGAACCTATGATTGGCTTTTGCCAAGTAGAATTCATCTACCAGAGACAATAATTAAAATAATTCTTGAAATGGCATACGAAAATAAAACCATCTTATGCAATGACAGGAATTTGATAAAACCATATGAACTCGATGTTGTGGTTCTCGATGATTTAATAGCATTTGAATATGATGGCGTAAATTTCCATGACATTAAAGAATCTATTGAGCGTGACAACCTAAAGGAAAAGTTATGCCAAGAAAAAGGTATCACACTAATACGAATTGTAGAAAAGTGTAAAAAACGACCATTTGAAAATATAAAGGATGTAATGTTAAGCCACGGCTTAAAAGTCGATCATATTTCCGAAAAAGAAGTTTTGGAAAAAGTTGTAAAAATAATGCGGTTAGACTTAGATCGCATTAAAACGGAAATTTTAAGCAAATACAAAACACTCAAATCATTTCGAGAAAATGATGTGACAACTTATAACCTTCTGTACAAAATAGGTAGACTAGATATAGTCGATTCAATTAGAACAAAAAAATTAAATAATTCTTATAATCATAACGAAATGAATGAGCAACTGTCGAAAGTTGGTTCTAAAAATGAATTTAGAACCAACTTTCACGCATTATACATTCATATGATGAAGAATAAAACTAAATTTAAAAATCAAATTTTGACTTATAAAAGTTTAAAATAATCCTAATTTTTCAGTCGCAATAAGCCATGACTTACATAGGCCACTACGAACAATATCATCGATGGTGAATTTAATTACTCCAAACTCTCGCATGTTTGAAATAACACGCATCATATCATGAAAACCAGACATATCAGTCTTGGTTTTAGAGATATCAGTTTGGGCACCATCACCAATTACAACCAGCTTAGAATCTTTACCAGTGCGTGTAATAACAGTAGAAATTTCAGAAAATGTGCAATTTTGCACTTCATCTAAAACAATAATGCTATTATTGAAAGTAAGGCCCCGAGTATGTGATGTTGTCGCAAACTCGATAACCTCCATATCTTTTAGTTTTTCATAAGCATCTTTTCTACCAAATAAAGCACCACAAATATCTTGATATGGCGCTTCAAATGGTGCGCTCTTTTCATCTAAATCGCCTTTGAGATATCCCATTTCACGCACAGCAGCAATACTGCGTAAAATCACAATACGTTTATACGGTGTTTCCCCAGACAGAACATCAGCCAAAGCCAGTGCAAGTGCAATATATGACTTACCAGAACCAGCACTACCAACAGCAGCAATAGCATCCTTTGAATCCCATGCATCAAAAAAATCTTCTTGTGCCCGAGTCATGGGATTTACGGTTTTTAATTCACGAAGGGTGATTCCCCGACTTCTCGTAGTTGCGCTTGTGGTCGCAAGTGGAGCAGAAACCATTAATTCCTGTTCAAGTCTTTTCTGTTGTCGTGTTAGCCGTTTGGCTTGACGTTGCAACGCTGCGGGTGCAGAAGTGAGTGTAGATTTTTTAGTAGCAGAACGTGCCAAGTTGAAACTCCATGGTTGTTAAAAAAATTCGAGGGCTACTCACTTCACCCTCAAATCGATTTAATGCGGAGTTTCAATACTTCCCAACATCATAGCTACTCAGCTTGTCTAGATTACTTCCAACTGTGCGACTATGCACTTTTGCAAGTACATCCTTAAAACCACCCAGATTTGACCCATAACCGCCCTTGGTGACGACTGTATAGGCAAACATAGGCGCACCTAGCTGCCGTGCAATTTCTCCCGTAGTGCCACATTTTGGGCATATCACATCACGAGTTTCATCACGATCTGCAATCTTCATATTCATGTCAAAAGTGTGTTCGCACCGTTGACATGTATAGTCATACATTGGCATATTAGCTTGCGAGAACCAAACTAGATTCAGGCAAAACGATCTTGCTGAATTGGCGACTGTGGGCTTCACGCAGTTCAGAGCCTGGGGTAGCCATGATCACCTGTGAGACTGGTGCAGAAATTGCCCCGTCAGCATAGACCATAAAAGGCGCAAGGCTAAACTTAAAGTTTCCTTTACCGTCAGCCATGGTGATGATTTCCAACACATTCGTAAGGATCAACGATCCATCAACAAAGTTTACATCGGCAATCACCTTTTCACCCGAAGGCAAACCAAGCACCAGCAATTGGGTTTCATCAATCGTCTGCATATTCTGGTTCTGTGTGTCTGTTGTCATGTATAATTTCACTTTCTTTAATTTTATCTAAGGATTTCGGGTCTATTTTCTTACACTTGCTACATTCAAAGCCCACATAAATGTAACCATTTTCTCTGTATGTTATAACCTTACCTTCATATTGTCCAGTAAGGTGTGCTAACCAGTGAAACATTTAATCCCACTTAGCTTCGTTAGGAATCAACTTACGGTACTGAATAAAACCTTGCAGGTTTGCAGACCAATAGTTACCTTTACGATCAACATGGGTCACACCTTCTTCCCAATCCAATTGATTAGGCCCTTGGTCATCCATCATCGGGGTTGCCTGATGTTCAACAGGTGATGCATGAATGCGCGAACCACTAAACAGCTTGTTGAAAATGTCAATAGCCTTCTCTACACTGTCATCCAGTTTGCGGTATGATACCTGTGCGCAGCAAGAGGCAGAGATTTTACGCGCTGTATCAAGATCAATTTCGTTACCGGCTGTATCCAAGTAAACAAGCGCTTCGTGACCACCCGAATACAAAACAACTTTAGTTTCAACGTAAGGCAAATGCCATTCACCTGGGTGCAGCAAAAATGGCGTCGATTGATTGATAGCTTCGGTGATACAACGTGCCAATTCAGCGAATTCTGGCTGTGCATCCTCATGATCACGCAACCAAACCAAGTTAGCCCATTCGGTACCAGACACCACAGCTTTATGCATCTGAAATGCTTCGAGTGGTCGAGCAGCGATTTGTTTGTGCAAATTAGCAGAACCCATTTCAGCAACATAGTGCATGATAGACTGCTTACACGATTCCCAAAGGTGTTGTGCGCGGCTCAATTCAGTATCTGACAACTCTTCTTTAGCAGACATACCAGACTGGTTTTTACCCCACCAAACAGGCACAAACCCGTTTTGGGATGCGTACTCAAGTGCGCGGGTCAGTGGAACGGCACGGCTGGATTGGCTGTTCTTAGACAGCATGCGATGCGTCATCAATTCACCATGGATAACACGAGGGTAGATCATCTCAAGAGTAATCATTCGATTACCCAAACTATTAATCGAATCAGCAATCACTGTTGCTGAGATACCATTTTTACCTTCAACTTTTACCATTCATTTTCCTTAACATTACAAAGTTTTATTTATCTACCATACAGCCCACGCTGATAAGCAGCCTCATTTCGATTACGCTGCAGATTACCCAAACATTGATAGTACATCTCATTCAAGTAAACTGCACAGTAGCCATGATCTCTCTGATTGTATCCCTGCATCTGTGATTGGTCAATAACAACAGGTGGTTGCGATACATGAGGATACCCATACGTAGGATATGGAGACGGCGCATAAACAGGCTCACGCTTATCTTTACCCACAACATACCCAATAATGCCGCCAACAACCGCTGCTTGGCCTTCGGTCAATTGAGCATTAGCAGGAGAGCAGTTAGCTAGGATTGCTGCAAATGCTATTGCTGTGCAAATTACTTTCAATCGGATTTTATTAATTAGTTTCATATTCACCTCGTCACTAAAATATACACCAGTTTTCTATATTGTCAACGAAAAAGACCCCGAAGGGTCTTTTATTTCTTTTCTTCTTAGCTTATGCTTCGAAAGTGATACCACCAACCTTCAGCCGAGTGATAGATTCTTCTGCAAAGGTGCGGATAATAACTTTGTTATCCAATCCACCTTGATCACCATTGCTGGAAGACTGTTCACCAACCAGTTCAGCGCTGATCACTTTACCATCCAACTGGTATTCAACTTCGCCAGCACGGAGGAAAATCACTTCCAAGTAACGTTTACCTTTGTGTTCAACGATAGGAGTGCCTTCAACACGCTCACCCCACTGGCGAGGGCCGACATTGAAATCAGTAGCTTTACCTTCTTTTTCGAGACGACGCTTAACCATGGCTTCGTAACCATTAGTGTTCTTGTTTTGGAAAACCATCACAGAAGCACCACGCATAACCTTGGTGACACGACCTTGCAGAGGGTTGCTCTTACCACCCTTCAGAACAGGCTTAGTGGCGGTATCCATGCTAATGATGGTGTTGCCATTCACTGCGGAGAAGATTTGAGCGATGGTTTTGTTAACTACTTGTTTCATAATCGTACCTTTTGAAGTTTTGTTGCGATGAATGAATTATACAACAAAAAAGGCCCCATAAGGGCCTTTTTCGAAATTATTTTAAAATAATTTTATTGGGCAGCTTTCTTCAGCCCACCGATTTTACTCAATGGCACAGCATGCTCTTCACCGTTATAGTCTTTGCCACGTGATGCTTCCTGTTCTTCCGGTGCATCAATCTCATGGATACCAGTCTGCTTGATTTTGTCAAGTTTATACTGATCAATTCGGTGTGTGAAAGAAGAGTTGCTACGCTCACCACTTGTAGAAGTTGTTGCAGAAGTAACCACAACACCACCTGCAGATTTAACATTTTTAGACTTGAAACGAGTAGCTTCCGAAGGCATATGATCATCGTCTTTGAAACGCGAATCAGATGGGATATCATGACCATTTACACTTGTCATCCGTGGATGCAAGATATGTTGGTTTTGATACTCATACTTACGCGCACCCACTACTTTAAAGCCATGGTGCGCATTGCTTTCGGTTGTAGGCTTGCCAGAACCATCAAAGTGACCTTCTTTAGGCGTAGATGACAATTCAGAATCAGACAGCTTTGTACCGCGATCCCAGTATTTGATAGTCTTTGCATGTGCCTGATACTCTTTATCCATAACGCCACCACGTGGCAAGTTAGTGACCAAGTAAGAATGCATTGCAGGAGTCTTGTTACCTTGAACGTTGCGCAAGTCTTCACCAGATGACTTAGTAGCAGTCACGGTGTTATTGACACGATGCGAATCACGGTTAACGTTTTCACGCACCATTTTACCATTGATGACCTTTGGCCCAATGTTCGAGTGTGTAACATGAGTACCGTTCTCTGGATCGTTCAATTCGTTGGTCTTGCTGTACTGATAGCTGATGATCTTTGACTTACCTTCAGATGCACGTTGCGCATTCAATTGACGAACCACGTGCTTAGTAGAACGATCATTCTCATTCAATGTGTTTGGACGAATGACAAAGTTTTTGTCTTTCTTGTCAGCCTTCTCAGCACCCATACGAATAGAGTGGGTGTGTGCCAAAATGTAATCCTGTGTCATCTTTGGATCGTGTTTAGATTGATCCAAATATGCGCGACGAATAGATGCACCTGGGTATTGTGCTTCAGCATTAGGAGCAAAGCAAGTACCTTTGGTTGTATTTGCCACGCCATGGGCATCTACACCACCACCACAGCCCCGAGTCTGCCCAGGGCACGTATTCACCACCCGATGTTGCGCATGCTCACCACCGCCCGATGTGTAAACCGCATGACCAGCAACACCTTTACATGCAGCAGCAATATATCCACGACCAGCACTATCTTTTTCATGCAAAATGGTATCAGTCTTTTCAGATTCGTCAGTAGTGCTACCGGAATCCAAATGTTTTGCTGCCTTTAGACGACCAATGGCTTCTTTCTCATGTGCAATCTGAAGCGCTTTAGGCTTTGCAAAATGTCGATCCAACACACTTTTATGCGATTCTTCCATTTCAGTAACAGAAAGCGGTTCACGATGTTCAGAACCATAGACTTCAGCACGTGCTTTGTTACGCTCTGACATTCCTGTCATGGTCTTGGAACCTTCCCACATATGGCGAGGAACACTCAGCCCAGATACACCCTTTGGCGCACCTTCACCATCATGACGCATAATGATGCGTTTTGCATTTTCTGGATCAGGAGAAACTGATTCATTGATTTTTGTACCCTCAGACATGACATCATACTCGTTAGTGTCGAAGTGTTTTGCCTGAACATGAGCCTCTGTCGGGTTCATTCTTTCAGTTCTAAATTCTTTAAAAGTTTGCATCATTATTTTCCTAGTTGATTAGATTCGATAACATATTTATCGTCTTCAATTTTTTGAGGTGTTTCTACCTCTTTTTTACGAAAAATAAGATCAAAATTGCTCAAATAATCCTGCGAAGGGATTTTCGAAGCAATTTTGTCTCCGGTAATTTCATTAAAATTTTTACTCATATGAGAGATGTCCTTATCATTAAATAGAAATGACAGTCGCGAAAGTTCGAAGTTCCCACTGTCTCTACTCAACCAACATGAAAGGCTTATATGAGCAGCAAAGATATTTATAGGTTTTATGTATACGCATACCTGCGTTCTAGTGATTCTAACACAGCCAAAGCTGGTACACCATACTATATTGGTAAGGGGTGTGGAAACCGAGCTTGGGCTAAACATTCAAACGTAAGTAAACCAAAGGATATTACAAAAATTGTAATATTAGAATCAAACCTTTCAGAAATTGGGTCACTTGCTATTGAACGTAGATTAATTTCTTGGTGGGGTAAAAAGAATGATAATGGTATACTTTTAAATAAAACCGATGGTGGTAATGGGTTTGCAGGCATTGCCAGAAAAAAAGGTTACATATTATGTAAAAACAGCGATGGGGCTATATACAAAGCTAAAAAAGATGACCCTAAAATTAAATCAAGAGAGTTTTTACCATTTGCGTCTGAAATGGTTGCAGCTTTTAATAAAAATGGCGAAAATGTTTTTATAGCAAGTGACGAATACTCAACAGGAGAGTATACCAGATCATCAACAGGTAAATCCTGTTACTTAGATGCCGATGGTAATATCGTGTATAGAAGTAAAGATGCTGATGAAGTAAAAAGTGGTATTTTAAAATCAATTTTTAAAAACACGATACCAGTTGTTAATACAATAACCGGCGAGTATACACGTATTTCAAGAGATGATCCGTTATATGTAAATGGCACGTTTGTGCATATAAACAAAGGAAAACCTATGCCAAATGCAAAAACAGATCATATGAATATAAGTGTCTCATGTATTTTCTGCAGAAAATTAGTTAATGGTATTGGTAATCTTAAAAGATGGCATAAAAATTGCCATTAGTTTCCTTTATACATCATTTACAATTGCCTTGTAGATTTCATCATCATATTTGCGCTTTGTCAACAACACCTTAGTGGCATATACCGGTGCTTGGCCCAATGAACCGTTGTATCGCAACAACGTTTCAACTTCAGTCTTAGAACGAGCAGAATACTCCGCGATGATCTGTGTACCAACAAAGATTGCGTTCTTTGGATCGTACAGAGCTACTTCACTTGTTTTTTCACGATGCCAAGATGCAATCACCTGCATTAGCCCACGTGCGCCAGTAGGGGATGTTGCCTTATAGTCAAACTGCGATTCATTACGCATCACAGAAAGCACCAATGTAGGATCAACAGAGTGTTTAGACGCTGCTTGATAAATCCACATTGCATATTTAGTTGCAACTTCTTTGGATGTTGGTACCTTGGCGTCACGGCGAATGATATCAGCCGTAGCTTGAATCACAACAGAATCTTCACCAGACAGCGCCTTTTTGGTTTCTTCTGCAACGTAGTTTTGCTTTGCAATGTATTCTTGATACGTAGCATTGCCAACAGTGTATGCAGCGGAAGCAATTGCTATGATTACGATAGCAATAAACCATTTAGCTCCTTGAACCCAGCGGTTCTTTTTAACTTGGATGACAGCATCACCAAATGCATTGGTGATTTTTAGATTGGGTAGTTTAGTTTGTTTCATATTGTTTACATTTTTTGAAGTTCAGCAGCAACCAAAGAAACTTGTTTAGTCATATATGCGTCAACAACACGACCATAGGTTGCTTGGAGAAGATTGCAAGCAATAGAAATGAATGCAGAATCGTTCGGTACAGTCGATAGGTACAAGGCTTCGTATGCATATTCAACGAAGTCTTTTTCAAATTCAGGATAAACACCAACACCTGCTGGATCGTACTTACGCAGCAGGTTTAGAATGTTGGCTTCGCGGGTTTTGATTTGGGTGTATGTTTGTGTCATGCCCAAATTATAGCACAGTTTAATCTACTTCAACAAATTTTTCTGAAATAGATTCAAAAATAACTCGACCATCACCTTCTTTTGTTGGTCGGTACTTTCCACGTGGAAGAACAGTGACAATATTCAGCTTCTTAGATTCATGATCCACGTGAGTGACATAGCCTTGATCCATGTGACGACTAAACATTACATGGTAACCAGAAGGTACACCATGTTTATGAATAGCAGCAACAGATTTGTCATGCAGTTTATTCCAGTCATCAGTAGAAAACTCAGGCCGACGATCAGCCGCTTGTGCTGCAGGGTGTGTGTTTGGAACCACTGTCCAGCCACCGGTTGAGTAGTGACTACGATTGAATCGTGACTTTGATGCCTTGAAATGATCCTCTGCAGTTGCCTCAGTGATCTTTAACCCCTGTTTACCAAGCATAATCTTAGTCTTTTTCTCTCCACCAAGTTCACGAGAGTACATAAAGTGCTTTAACTCAGGATGGCGAACAACTTCTGGATCGTTATCATCAGGACGTTCAATTTTATTACCACGAGATGCGTGAAACTTCTCAGCATCCTCGTAACTACGTGCAAAATCTCCAATGGAAACCATTTTCTTCAAAAAAGATAATGATTTACCAGAAACTTCCATGTGGGCGCGTTGCTTTCTCAAATCAGCATCAACAACTTTAGCAGCAGATGCCTTTCCTTCTGGAGTACCATCAGTTGCGATAGCAACACGTTTACGTCCATTCGAATCCTTGTACATTGCGACACTGCGGATTTTACCATCTTGTTTATGCAATTTCCACATAGGAATATTATGAACCATACTTTCAGGTGATTCAAACCCAGTGCCCTTGATACCACCTTGGTCAGCATATGCTTTACTCAGCATGGCATGAACTTCTTCAGCATGGGCACGTTTTTTATCTACATCGGAAGGTAGAAAGTTATGAAATCCCTCATTCAATAAACGAAAATCAGAAAACCGTAGAGCTACGGTAACATTTTCAAAGATTATTTCATCCGAGTTGATTTGATCTGAATTTCCAGTCATTTACGATAATTTCCATGTTAGTTGGGGTCATTCTATGACCACCATATGTGTTGATCATTTTTGACTTACCTGCATATTTATTACAAGCAAATTCTGGATCAACAACAGTATCATCAAGAGACAGTAAAACAGTACGATCAATATTTGAATTGATCAAAACATCACGATAAAGATTGGTAACAGTTTCGGGTAACCCATACTTTTTCAGAGACTCGCGAGGATTCAAAGAAGGGTTGTACAGTGTCAAAGATACAGAAATAATCGAAGCAATACGCTCCGCATACCAGCCGCCCAAAGAAGACGCAATGATATGAATTGGTTCATCTATTGTTTTTAGATAGCTGACAATGTTCAAAATAGACGACATTGGTGCATTACTGTCATAAGTCAAGCATTCAATGTCTGGAATAGCTGCCTTGAAGTCTAGAAATGTCTGAGACTTCGGGGAAGAGCCATAACCATGAATATAAAAAGTTTTCATCTTGTTTTCCTTATCGATGAAACAATTATACCACAATTATTCTTGTTTCTGAAAATATTTATACACATGCGCCTTTGCTACTCGCATGTTTACGATACCGTTGTAAGTTTCATCATACGAAATTTCCATCACTCTTGCTGCAAACTGATATTTGGCTTCGAGGTATGACGCATGAGACTTACTCAAACAAAATTCTAAAATCTCTCGGGTAAAGGCATCCTCACCCAAAGTTTCAACATCCTTCAACAACTCGGTAGAACTACCCCAGTAGGTAGGCCAGTCAGAAGGTACCAGACTCTTGATCTTCTTTACTTTTTTGTTGCCATTCTTTAGCTTAACCGTTTTTTGTGTGGTTTTCTGAAAGAAGCAAAGTTTTTTTCCGAGGTAAAATTTACCATCAGATTTCCGTGTAATCTTGTACACAAAAGAAAAAGCATCGCTAGGTATTTGATCCTGCGATGCTATTGTAACACCGTTGTATGTCCACTGACTCATAGATTTCTCCTATAAGTCAGTATTTATTGTTATGTCAAAACTTTACGCAACTCAGGTAAAGAACCAACAAACTCACCATTCGGTAATGTAATGACAGGTGCCATACGAATATTGGAATACTGCTGCTTTAGTGCTTGCAGTTCAACATATTCGACATCAGGCTTTTTATCCTGCCCAACATCAATTTGTTTTTCGATGTATGTTTTGCCCTTGGATTTAATAAGAGCCTTGGCTTGGTCACACTGCACACATGCAGGTTTTGAATAAACTACGAAATCACTCATTAAAAATCTACCTCAAATGTTTTACCAGAATCGTCGTTCACAATTGTGTTAACCTTATATGCATTATTGACTTCTTCTTGTGGAGCAGCCTGCACGTTACCGATATTTACCCAGTCTTCAAGGTGAGGACATGGGTTCTTTGTAGGAAAAACGTAATCGCTGTTCAAATCCAAAAACTTATCAACATCACGAGCATTGAACAAAACCCATTGCTTCATTGTTGCTGCAGTAGCACCGGTCAAGGATCGACCCTCAGAAAACATATAGTCAATGAAGGTAAATTCTGATTGCAAAACTTCCTCAAAAAGCTGCTTGATCTTAGGCAACTGACGTTTGTACGATGCTTGACCACGTGCCGTTTTAAGTTCGATTTTCAGAACTTCCTTGTCAGCTTTTGCATGGATTTCTAGTTCATCTTGACAGATTTTTTGAACTGCTTTACCAATAGCTTGAAACAGGCCAGTAGCAGCAATCGTAAAGGTTACACCAAAAGACCCTGTAAACTGCACACGCTCCAACATGAGAAGTGCGCAATACATCAAAAAAATCGAATCATATAATTCGTCTAAATCAACCTTTTCACCAGCACCATACAAAGCGCAGAGTCGTTTAGCATTTTCAAAAACAGCAACAACGTGAGTGAGGCGATTGATTGATTCTTTCGCATCCAAAACTTCACGCAGTGCCATTTCTGGATTATCAAAGGACATACGGACAATCTCAGAATACGTAGACGCATGAACAACTTCGTTATCTGCAATTCGGCCTGTCAATGCCCAAAGGGAAGAGTCTGTAATGACGTTACCCAAAATGGTTGTAATTGTGGTTGCGGCAGAATCACCACCCCACTGCCAAGCTAGATTGATCAACATCATCTGATATGTTGACCGGTCACAAGTTTTAAATTCTTGATTAGATTGGGAATAATCAAATTCCACTTCATCCCAATCAAGAGATTTCAACTCTTTATACAAATCCCAAATCTTAGGATATTGCTTGTTTACTGTATTAAAAAGACCAGGCTCTACACCAAGGAAAAGGGGCGACCCCTTTTCCATGTATTCCTCAATCGTTTTTTCTGTGTTAAAAACTGTACTCATATTTCCTTTACAAAGCGCATGATTCGCAATATTCATTTTCCTCAACTGGTTCAGTCGGGAGAGTATTTAATTGTACGGCGTTTTCACTAGAGGTCAAATCAACACCTTCCGATGTTTTTGATACCACGTAATAACGACTCTTCAAACCATACTTAGCGATATCAAGGTAATCCTGAATAATCTGCGAAGATGAAATTTTTGTATTACCAGTAACATCAGCATAAATGTCAGCCGAAATACCTTGATCTGTCCACTTCTGTTCTACCGCATAGTTTTTAATATGGTCGGTATTTGAAATATCCCATGCAAGCTGATAATACTTACCAAGTTTTCCTGCATCCGGTGCTTCCCAATATGTTGTGGCTGTGTCGTTCGTTTTCATAATAGAAAGCGCACGAATCGCATATACACCATTGGTTGTACCGGATGCTGATGCTGATGATTCAGCAGGCATATGAGCAACAAGAACGGAGTTACGAATACCACCATTTGCAATAATTTCTTTGCGAATCCATTCCCAATCGCGCTTATTTTCTACAGTGACAAGACTATCAACATTCTTGTTATATGTATCGAGTGGCAACCATCCTTGGGGCCATAAAGTCTTGTGCATCCATGGTGCATTACCTAGCTCTTTACCAAGACGCAAAGATGCATTCAACAAGTGCCAGTAATGTGTTTCGAATGTCTCATGAATAAAGTTGCGACCCTCTTGCGTATCGAACTTCAGATGCTTCTTAGCCATCAAGTGAGCAAGACCGATAACACCCACACCAGCACTCATGCGAGACTTAGCGGTATGCTCCAGACTCGGGAAAACATAATCTGCTTTGTGGATACAAACATCAATCATTTTCAATGTATAGTATGCAACATCAGCATATTCTTCATCGGAATCAATGTTACCAACAACCACGCCACCGAGTGAGCAAAGACCAATCTCACCATCACCCTCTTTGTACTCTTCGTACAACTCTTTGACTGACTTAAATCCCTTACTCACCAAACCAATTTCTTGGCAAAGATTGGATGACCAGATTGGTTCCAAAAATGGGGTGTGTCGATTCAATTCATCAGTACGGTGGTCGTACTGCACACCAGTCTCATACGCTTGACGCAGTGCATCTACAAGCACTTCACGTGCGCTTAGTTTAAAGGTAGCAGTCTTCTCATACTCAGTATAAAGACGTTCAAAAATACTCTGGTCTTTTGCATACTGTGCGTTATAAAGATCAGGGTTCGACTGATATGAAAATGGCGCATACATTTCATCACGTGCAACCTTACGCGCAAACAGTTTATTAGAACCAAAAGAGTAATGTGCCCCTGCAATACGTTTAGCAGCAGGAGTCATTGGATGACGCAGTTTCTGAATTGTTTTAACTTCAGGATCAAACGCTGTATAGTGAACAGTAGATGCACCACCACGACCATTTTGCAGGTTAGCACCGATAGCACCTACCATAGCACGGTAGTAAGGTAGTTTACCTTGATGCTCAATCAAACCGCCGCGAATTGGATCACCTAATGAACGTGTCTTGATGTGCGACCCAATACCTGCAGACATACATGTCATCATGTATGCAATATGATCACCAGCAGCCAAAGAAGGTGCAGTATCATCAGTAGTGTACACGCAGCAAGATGCATAACCATTCAACCGAGTGCCGAGGTTTACATAGTTCGGTGTTGGTGCATTGATCTTATTTTTAGACAGGTATGTATACCACTTTTTAACATGCTCCATACGATGCTCTTTAGGCTCGTTTTCAGCCAAAGCCATAGCCATACGCATAAACACAAACTGTGGTGTCTCATATTCCTTTTTCAGAACCTTGTTACGCAATGCATACTTGGTACGAATCTGATGAATCTGAAAGTGAGCATACTTCAAATCTTGACTATGATTAATCATAGTCTCTACTTGATCATATTCTTCTGATGAATAGTTCAAGTAGACCATCAAACCAGCGGTAAAAAGCTCCGCATGTAGTTCTCTTACAGTAGGGTGCTTCTCACCATAAAATTCACGCACTAACTGTGGTGCATAAAGACGACCAGCCATACGGTTATATTCCCATGTCTTGCGATTCAGACATGAGTAAATAAGACCCTTTTGAAAATCCAATGTAGTGCATTGCTCACCAAGTTTGGATACAGTCTCCAGAACAACAGAACTCCAGTCAACATAGCTACCTAAAGTCTTTGCAGCAAATTCACCCCATCCATTTGCCTTTGATGCGTCATACGCTTGAATAGTACCGTCTCTTTTAATCAGTGTTTTTAACATCTAAACCTTTTTCCATTCGTTAAATTTCATCATACCCATGAGGCCTTGATATGTGTTTGCTTCGATTATCTTCAGTGGGTCTTTACCCGCTTTAACCAAATCGTTGATATCTACTTTCTTTGCACCAGAATTGGGCCAAATAACAACTTTGTATCCCTCATCAAGTGCCTTCTTGTACATCAAAACAATATCCTTGTTTCTTGGTTCACAGTCAAATATAAGCGTAATTTTGTCTTTGTCAACGCCTAGCTTTTTAGCGGTTGAAAGTAGACCAGCATTAACCGAAGCAAGACAGTTCGGTAAAAATAATGAATCCAACGGCCCTTCAACCAATAATATATTCTTTTTTCGTGTCACCCGATCTATGCCAAATATAGTGGGCATTTTCTTGTCGATGTTGACAGTGAGGTATTTATGGGTGGATTTACCTGTAAGGTCGCGACCTTGATAAGCAAAAATATTGCCCTGCTTATCAAAAAACGGGATGATCAATCGTGGGCCTTCAGGTGCCTTTGCCATTTCAGGATTGAACTGTGCGGAAAACTCAGAAAACTTCTCCGCATAGTAAAAGGGGTATTTAGGTAGCTGTCTGGAAGCCACATAACGCGCTACGTCGCTGTTTTCAGGCATGTCCGATACAAGCTCTAGGTCAAGCTCTGAAAACGTGTCCTGCGCCTGTTTAACGCTTTCCTGAGTGGTTGCCTTACTTGTTATGACTGCACCACCATCACCATTGACGCGATATTTTTCAAATTTGTAGTCACCAAACAGGTCTGGTTCATACAGATTCATATATGCGCCAATAGGCAAGGCTAGGCCACAATTAAAACACGTACACATGACAGTATCGCCAAGTGTACGCATATGAAATCGCATCTTACTTTTGGATTCTTTGGAATCCCCACAAACACCGCAACGGCCTTGAAAGTGAAATGGGTTCTCGTTTTTCAACCGACCCCGCTCTACCCTCTGTCCTACCATCTTGGCATACTTAATATCAATGAAAAGCATTACGACCTTAGTTAAAATCTACCATCACAGTTTCAAACTCGTGGCCCTCCTGCGCTAGAGTTTCCATGCGAATGCCAAAGTGCTTAAACGTGTTGTTTGGTTTTCGCTTGTGCGTGAGGTTATCACCGATATCGTAAAGGTTACAATGTGTCTTGCCCTTCTTCAATCGAATTCCCCGCCCAAGGGTTTGCACGTACTGAATCTTTCCCTTGGTGGGGTGACAGTAGATGATGTTTTCAATAGCAGGCATATTCACACCTGCCGCCATTGTTTTAAGCGAAGCAACGATTATACAGTCTTCTAGCCCTGCCAAAAGTCGTATTTCTTCGCGTTTTTCTTTCTTGACTGAACCATCAATGATATAGACAGGGCGAGTGCCACCAACAAGTGCTTGAATTTTTTCATATATAGTTTTTCCGTGGTCTGAGTAGTTAAACATAACTAAAGTTGTGCCCTTTAACTTCGAGGCCAACTTAGCGATAAAATTGTTTCGTTTCGGATTAAGCGCCAGCCAACTAATTTCTTGGTCGTAATCTGCTTTTTTCATAGCAGCACACCACTCTTGGCTGTAGTTTAGTTGGATCGCCTTAACCTTCAATGGTACCGCTCTGCCACGTGCAATAAGCTCTGCAGCGTTAATCACATGCACCACTGGCCCAGTCAACCCGATCATTTGCAAAAGGTTACATTTTAGCTCTTGAAGGGTACCCGTACACGCAAGTCGGAAAGGTACTTCGGTCGCCTTGCCGTAGATGTTTTTAAACGTGTCAGCAGTGATCTTGTGACCTTCATCAGTCAATATACATGAGAAGGAGTTGAAGTATTCAGCATCCTCTTTCGCAAGCGACTGAAACGTAGAAATAGTTATACGCTTTTTTGTCTTTTTGTCAATCCCTGCACTGATCAAATGCACTGAGTTCTCAACACTCCATCCGTTGTGACTGGAATAGTCTTGAAAATCGGATTTGAACTGTGTAGTAAGACCAACAGTAGGTACCAGAATCAGCACTCGACCATCCAACTCTTCCGTGATGTATCGAGCAATCGAGTATACCATAAGTGACTTACCCGCACTTGTTGCCGCTTCAAGGATACACTGTCGATTGTATAGCGCCTGATAGATTCCATGGTGCTGAAAGTCATCCACCACCAGTTTTTCACCACGTGCGTGAATATTCAGACTCTCCACGTATTCTTGGCACTCTTCCTTGGTTAGCTCTAGCTTTTGGTTTGGAAGCCCGTATGCGTCGTTTTGTGGGTTCGGAACAGTACGAAGTGTCCACCCACGACTTTCACATAGTGTAGCAAGATGGGAATACAGGCCAGATGGTAAAGTACGTTTGCCAAGGCTAAAGATGCGGATGTATCCATCCCAGCGACCCATCTTGAATAGCGGCGAAAACTTATGCCCATCCATGAGAAAACTGTATGCCTCATTGATTTCCATAGCAATAGACTGAAAGCACATAATTTTCAATGTACTCTCATCTTGCTTGAAAACGACAACTTCGTTTTCTCCGTATTCCAAATTACTCATAATTATCCACCACTTAAAAATTTCTGGTATTCCACCATGCTTTTAAACAAATAATATCGATTCCCAAGGTCTTTCAAAATAGACTCACATGATTGCATCAACGACTCGATATAAAGCGTCTGCTCTTGCAACTTCTGCAAATCAGCATCACCTTCCAACAGTGCCTCCATTTCCGCCTTTAACGGTTTGCGAAACAGGTACTGCGACCAACCCTTTGCATCAAGTTCTGCCTTGGGCATTTCCCCGTTGTAGTAGCGAACTTTATCACTACGGAGAGACAAGTATTTAGCGGTCATCTGACGCAGCTTGACCTTGTAAGTTTGGAGATGCGTGAGATACTTGCTGTGTTTCATCGGATGCCGATACATCTCATTCAACAGATTTGTCTCGTCAAGGTCAGAGTCTTGTGCCCACTCAGTCATGAGTTGTTCGTGATTCAACATAAAATTACACCATAAATAGAACATTGTAGCTCATGTGAAAAGCGAAGTCAAGGGTTCTTGACATTTTTTCAAGTGAGTAAATAATAAGAACTTGTAGCCAGTTTGGTGGTACTTAACTAGCTATTTATGCCTCGTGATGGGCACGTACCAAAAAAGTCACCGTCTTTACTTGCTGTTTGAGCAGACGTTAAAGAACCTAGGGTAGCGCCCTATACAACTATGAAAACAAGCTACCACCTGTTTACTAAGCAACCCGCAGGAAGTATGTCTCATCTGGGCATACAAGACACGACACACCGAAAGGCATGATTTTAACTCAGTTGTGTGGAGAGCACTACCACATAGGAGTCTGAGCGTTGGAGCAATTCAACGATAAAAACTCTGTCGATAATTGGATAAGATTGAATGACCAGTACGACTCAATACGAGATACGGAAAATCATAAGAGCTAGAGACATAAACACTCTCTTCGAAGCAGCAACGTATAGACACAGGAACTAAAAGAATAGATCGATAAGACCAACAGAACGTAATTAAACCCATTGTAGTAGAAACACCTAATAAGTGCCTACGGCAAGGCTACGCCTGTACATCTTTTCCTATTCTTTTAGTTCTCTTGATTTATCATGCTGCGGGTTGCTGACTGCCTGTTTATATACCTAACCAAGTATATTGTATGCATAATGAATTTAGTTGATCAATTGATAGTGATCGAGTGTCAATAACTCTACATTTCATTAGAGTGTCTGAAACAGCTTTAGATGGGTTATTCTGTGTCCATTTTCTTATTTGAGAATATGTTAAATCTTTATAAAATCGGCTTATAATTAAAAATTTTGATGTTATATACTTATCATCAATAATGTACAGGTTTATAGCACGTGCTGATTCTACATGCAAAATTGGTGTTGGGGTTTGTTCAGAAATTTTGACTATTTTACCAGTTATTAACGATTTAACACAACGACCAACTTTTTGTTTTTTACTGGCTTCTGACATGTTAAGTAGTGATTTTTTGATGTGATTTTTCTGACAATTCTTGATTTTGCCATTTTTTGACGAAATTCTGTACATTTATACTTTTCGTTTAATATGTTAGATCGTGTCTTTTTACTCAAATCAGTAATCTTAGTATTAGTTACACCATCACCACCAGATGTGCGGTTTTGAAGTATCCCATTACCGATGTCTTTACGACCCCACCATTCTATCAGTCTACGCTCTAATGCTAAAGCACCTAAATCAGTTAAATTAGATTCCAATATCACAATATGGTTTCTATTTTTAGGCAGATGAAGTTTCCCATGTTTAGCCCAAGCACGGTTTCCTGTACCCTTTCCAATATAGTATGGTGTACCAGCTTTAGCTGTAGTAGAATCACTAGAACGCAAGTATGCGTAAACATAGAATCGATAAATAGAATCGCTGCTCATATAGCCTTTCATGTTGGTTGAGTAGAGACAGTGGATATTGACGTATCGCGACTGTCATTTCTATTTATTGTTTTTAAACTCTCATGCTGCGGGTTGCTCTATGGTTATTTATAATACCTAACCAAACATGTGATCATGCTGCACGAAGTCAGATATAGAATCGAATCCCCGTGCTGAGGGGATTAGGCTGTTCCTGCGGCGTCCAAGAGATTCCAAAGGTCGGACACGGTGCCGGTACTCAGTAGTCCCTGATCGGCTCGCAGCTTCAGTTGGTCAAGGTACGCGCAGAAGTTACGCATAGACGCCTCGGTGCTGAAGTGGTGGTGATAGTTCGCCGCGATGCCGCCCCGCTTCACCAGATCGTCAACAAAGGTGCGGATAGCCGTCTGGGCATCCACGCCGCTTGCGTGGGTGTCTATCGCTGTCGGCAGGTTCAGCCACTCGGTCACGCTTGTGCCCTGCGGAGTTGTCGTAGTCCCGCCGAGGCCCGCAGACATATGACCGATGGCAATGCGCGGGATGTAGCTATTCTGAGCAATCCCGCTATTGGCGAAAGTGCCGCCCACAGTCCGCATGTTTCCAGCCGTGCGCAGGGCAACAATCGCGGCTTCTGTGTTGATGTCGTAAGCGCCCTGATTCATCGCGTAATGACGCCAGGCTTTGAAGCCCATGGCCTGCATAGCTGCTTGGCCCGTTGCAAAGTCGGCGGCAATGGCCGTGCTGTCATTTGCACTGCCTGCGTAACGATAGCCCCAATTCGCGGGGGTGCCAGCGCTGCTGAAGGTGATCGGGTTCACGTTGTTACAGGAGTCGGCTTCCGTCCGGTGCATGGTGAAGGTTGTGGTTGTCACGTTGCGCAGCCACACGGTATCCCCAGCGGACAAGCTACCGGACACCGGAACAGGAAAGCCAGAACCAATGAGGGTTACCGGATAGCCTTGGTTTCCAGCAATGCCCGAAGTCAATCCGATGCTGTGCGTTGCGCTTGTGACTGCACCAGTGCCTGTGTTTACTGCGCTGATTTGGCCCACCGGCATCACGTTGAAGCCATCAGGCCCCAGCAAGCGAAGCCCTCGGTTGTCCCCGCTCAGTGGGTTTGCATGGCTTTGAAAACCAATATCCCAGCCGTAGTTGTCTTGCAAGTCGCGGAGCTGCGCAGCGGTCAAAAAACCTTTGGCCGTGTCCCCGATGTGCCGAGTCAGCACATAGCAAGTGGCCTTGAGTCCAAACGCCTGCACCAGAGATAGCGCAGATTGCGGGACGCCTTGCGGAATTGTGACGCCAGAGGTTCCCACAAAGGGCGTCGAAAGCGACAAGCGCGGAACGTATTGATCTAACACGCCGTCATCGAGTCGCACATAAGCAAAGGGCTTGG